CCTGTCGAGGCGGCACCTGTCGAGGCGGCACCTGTCGAGGCGGCACCTGTCGAGGCGGCACCTGTCGAGGCGGCACCTGTCGAGGCGGCACCTGTCGAGGCGGCACCTGTCGAGGCGGCACCTGTCGAGGCGGCACCTGTCGAGGCGGCACCTGTCGTCATACAGCGTGCCGACTTACCGTTGTACCAGTGTCACAAACAGGTGAGGGCAGCCAAAATAACCGCTATACAGGGCAATGTCTTGATTCTTGGATTGATTGGCTCACAGCGTGTGGTGGATGACGTCTGGACGCAGAAACACCAACCTGCTATTAATGGTTATTATGTTGAATATCTGGATGGTGATGGTTATTCTAGCTATTCACCTGCCGAACCATTTGAAACAGGTTACAGCCGCCTGTAAACATCATGCCGACTTATGACACCAGATAGCGGTAGTTTTTATTAACTACCGCTATTTTTATGTTGACAACACATTATTTTCGTATAAGTATACGTCGCAATACGTGTAGCCCAACGGGGGTGGCACGAAAATCGGTTCGCTAAAATGGGAGCAACCGTAGATGTCTAAACCAAAGAAAGACAGCAGTGAAACACCACTCCAGAAGTTTCTTGATAAAGCCAAGAAGCAGTTGAAGCGGTGCGTCGAATCGGACGAACATAACCGCAAGGAAGCCGTTGACTGTCTGAAAATGCTTAACGGCGACAACCACTGGGACGACGAGGAAATCAAACGTCGCAAGCTGGAAGGTCGCCCCTGCCTCAAAGTACCTCTGTTTCCTGTCTTCGTTAATCAGGTCGTTGGTGAAATGCTCCACAGCCGAGCACGCGCCAAAGTCAAGCCTGGTGATCACAAATCCTCTCAACACATAGCCAAGATTCGTTCCGGCATCATTTCCGATACTGAATACCGCTCTAACGGCGAGGACATCTACATGACCGCCGGTAAGAGCCAAGTAGCCTGTGGTTACGGTGCATGGCGTGTCAACACCCGCTACTGTGAAGAAAATCCCTTCATCCAAGAAATGTATCTGGAGTCAGTACCCAATCCCTTCAACGTCTATCTCGATCCGCTACGCAAAGACGAAGCCGGGGCCGACGCCAAATTCGGTTTCATTCTCACCAAGTACACCCGCGATATGTTTGAGTCGGAATGGCCGGAAGCCGAGTGGCCGTCCGATCTGATTAAGTCGGGACTCGGCATGAAGGACGAACTCTATTACGACCGCGATTGTGTAACGGTCGCTGAATATTTCGTTGTCAAGTCGGAAAAAGTAATGATGTGCCTGATGGAAGACGGTCAGGTGATCACTCAAGAAGAAGCCGACGAGTTGATAGCGGCGGCTAGCACCAGTCAGGCAAAGTCGAGCGACAGCCACATGGCCCCTCCCCCTGTCGGTATGCTCGCTCCTTTGCCTGTTCCTCCACCCGCACAGCAACCAGGTCAACCACCTGCTGCTCCAGCCGGACCCCCGATGGCATCCGGTATGCCACCAGCAGGTGCGCCGACACCGCCTACAGGACCGCCAGCCGCTCCACCAATGGGAATGCTGCCGATGCAGCCAGGCGCACCTGCCGCTCCACCAGCACAGATGGGTATGCCACCTGCCGCTCCCACCATCGTTAAAACCCGCCCGACTTACATTAAAGCGGTCAAGAAATACACGCTGACCGCTACAGCAATTCTGGGTGTGGCTAAGTCCAAGGACATGTCAGATAAAGACCACACGGCTAAGATGCTGGACGGCGAGGATGTTCCTGGTGAGTATATTCCAATCATTCAGGTGCTCGGCATCACGCAGAATATCGAAGGTAAGAGCTATGTGAAGGGTCTTATTCGCGATGCTCGTGACGCGCAAAAGATGGTGAACTATTGCAAGACCGCGGTAGCCGAAGCGATTGCGATGGCTCCCAAAGCTCCTTATATGATGACGGCACGACAGGTCGAAGGCTACGAGGACGACTACAAGAACGCCAACGTCAAGAATAACCCCTTCCTGCTTTACAATATGGATACCGAATCAGGTACGCCAGCTCCACCGCCGATGCGGCAGCGTCCCGGCGATCCGCCGGTCGCACTGTTTAACCAGGCGGCACTTGCCGTCGAGGACTTGAAGCGGGTAATCGGCATCTTCGGCGGCGATATCGGCGAGGGTGGGCCGGAACGTACCGGTGCAGCCGTGTACGCCAAACAGAAGCCGTCCGACGTGGGCAGTTACGTTTACGCCTACAAGCTGAACCGCGCTATCGAATACAGCGCCAAGGTTATGAACAGCATGATACCGGCGCTGTACGACACCGAGCGCGACGTGCGGATTCGCAATATCGACGACACGGAAAACGTCATACCGATCAACACCACCGTCAAGGCGGCTATCGAGAAGATTCAACGCTATCCGGCGACTTATGCCGGTATGAATCCGCTGAAGCTGGTCGAGATGTATCAGCGCGGCGACGACACAGCGCTACTGAACGATATTACCGAAGGTCGCTACGAGGTTGTGGTCACAATCGGCCCGTCTTACGCTACCGCCCGTCAGGAAGCCTCACAGCAGATGATGTCGCTGATCAACAGCGTCCCACAGATCGGCAAGATCGGCGGCGACCTGCTGGTAGAAGGCATCATGGATAACGTACAGGGAGAGAAACTTGCCGCCCGTATTAGGAAGACCATGCCACCGGGAATGGTGCAACTGCACGAAGGCGAGAAGCCGTACCAGCCGCCACCACCACCACAGTTAATTCTCATGCAGCAAAAATCTAAAACCGAGGAAATTCGGCAGCAAAAAGGGTTAATTGAGCAGAAAGTGGCACTGGTTAAGCTGGCTAAAGAAATGGCTGAGTCGAAGGACGAACAGACTAAGGAAGTCCGTAAGGCGGTGCTCGGTATTCTGGCCGAATTGCACAGCCCGGCAGGCACTCACGCTGCCGACCAACAGATGATGGGGGATTAATATGGCAACTAAAAAGAAAGTCACTCGCAAGAGCAACCCACCAGCCGAACCGACGGTCAGCCAGTACCGCGAGAAGAAATGTGTACGCATCACCGAGGCTGACAATGGTTACTCGGTCAGCACCTACGGGCGCGGTGGGGAAAAGATAATGATTGCAAAAAGTGAAGCGGAAGCTATCCGTCATACTAAAGAATTACTGAAGGGCAAATAGTTTTTTGCAGTAAGCGGTCGCCGCGTACCGGGCGTTTGTAGCACCATACCAAACGGAGTCGCCATCCTAAGGGCGAGTAGGGGAGTAACAAATGTATAGGAAACTTGTGCGTCTGGTCTTTGATAATCCTGAGTTGAATGGTGGTGGTACACCGCCGGAGCCTGTAACGCCCGACCCGATCACACCTGATCCTGTCGAACCGGACCCGGTAACACCTGATCCTGCCGATGATCCTGCTGCCCGCGTCCCTGTTGCCGCTGTGAAAGCCGAGCGTGTCCGTCGCCAGGCTGCTGAAGCTGCTGCTGCTACCGCCCGCGAGGAAGCGGCTTATTACCGTGGTATCGCCGAGCGTCCCGCTGCACCAGTTACACCGCAGACACCAACCGCACCGGAAGGTCCACCTGTCGCACCAGTGCCGCCGCGAGCCGATCAGTTCGAGGATTACACCGACTTCGAGCAAGCCGACGCCTTGTACAAACAGGCCGACCGCAAGTATATCATCGACGTAACCAAGTATGAAATGAGGCAGGAGTTTACCAGCCAGTCTCAGCAGAATCAGCGTCAGCAGAGCGAGGCACAAATTATCGCGTCGTTTAACAAGCGACTGACCGAAGAAGCCGCTCTTGATCCTGACATTATGACGCTGGCAAACACGTTTCATCTACCGGGACCGAATCAGCTACCGCTTACCGGCCCGATGCAGGACGCCATCCGTGAATCGGATGTCGGGCCAAAGTTACTCAGGCATTTTGCCAACAACAGAGCCGAAGTGACGCGACTGGCCGGGATGTCACCCGTAACCCAACTGAGAGAAATTGGAAGAATTGAAGCAGGAATCATAAATAAACCACAACCAGTCGTGAAGCATGTCTCAAATGCGCCTGACCCTCTTAAACCGCTCGGCGGTAATGGTCCGACGGATGTGGATGACGATAAAATACCCATGTCGGAATATCTGGCGAGGGAACGTCTGAGAACTACTGACCGACAAAAAAGGAGATAAAAAATGAGTACATTTTTAACAGATTTGAAGGTGACTCGCAAAGCGTTAGCGATCCTTCACAGTAAGCCAGCGTTTATCGGTACAGTGGGCCGTCAGTACGATGACAGCTTTGCAAACTCTGGTGCCAAGATCGGCCAGACGCTCAGAATTCGCCTACCCAACCAGTATGTTGCCCGCCGTGGTCTTGTGGCACAGCCGCAGTCTACTACCGAGCAGTCTGAAACGCTGGTCGTGTCAACTGTAGTCGGAGCTGATCTGGATATCAACTCCATCGACCTGGCCATGAATATCGACGACTTCGGTGAGCGTTTTCTCGACCCCTGCATGGCTATAATTGCTGCCAGCATCGAGGCTGAAGTGTTTAGCCGCCTGTATTCCGACGTGTATCAGTTCGTCGGCACTGCTGGTATCACCCCGGCAACTATCCTGCCGTTCCTGAACGCCAAGACGTTGCTCAACCAGTCGCTCACACCTAAAGGCGCAGCGCGTTTCTGCCAGCTTGACAGCCCGACTTCTGCCGGTCTGGTCAACGGCCTCCAGAACGCTTTTAATCCGTCGAAGAACATCAGCTCTCAGTACCTTGACGGCGAAATGGGGCATCTGTCTGGTTTCGACTTCTTTGAGAATGAACTGGTGCCGACGCACACCAACGGTACAATGGCTGGCGCGGTCACTGCTATAACTAACGGTGTTAATCAGATCGGTGCCAGCATTGCCATTGACGGCTGGACGGTTGGTGCGACGATTACTGTCGGTTCGGTCTTCACCATTGCAGGTGTCAACAAGGTTCATCCCGAAGTCAAGACCAATTATGGCTCTCTGCAACAGTTTGTCGTTGCTCCGTCCGGTACTGACACCACTCCTGGCGCGAACTACACACCTGCTGTATACGCCAACGGTGTGCTGGTTACACAGGGGTTCTACACAGCACCTGCGGGTGGTAACATCGTGTTCACTCTGTCACCCGGCCTCGTAGTTTCCGGTGCTTATCAGAATGTTTCCGGCGCTGCTGCCGATGGTTCTGTAGTAACCTTCCTGACCGGCGCGGCTAATACCACCTATGGTCAGAATATTCTCTACCATAAGGATGCTTTCACATTTGTAACCGCCGACCTCGACCTGCCTAAAGGCATGGATATGGCTTATCGTGAAGCTGCTGACGGTATCAGCCTGTCATTCGTCCGAGGCTTCGACATTATTAACCGCCTCTATATCTCACGGTTTGACGTGCTGATGGGCTACTTGACTACCAGGGCACAATTAGCCTGTAGATTAACGAGATAGGCTAGCCACACGTAACCACGCACACAATTCGCCTAGCCGGGGGCTAAACCGGCGAAGGAGTATGCAGATGATTCATTATCATAGAGGTAATGTTGATGACGGTCTTTGCGTCGGACAGTCAATTAACGATCCTATAGCATTTCATGGTGCTGTTCCATCAGTACAGCGTTCTGGTGCTGCTCAGGCGGCTGTTGTTACAACTGCACCGGCACTCACCTCTTACGGTTTCACGTCGGCGCAGGCCACAGCCATAATCACACTGGTAAACGAAATGCGTGCCGTTCTGGTTGCTAAAGGACTCATGGCTGGCGCGTAAGTAACGAGCGGCAGGTGTGACAGCCTGCCGCTTTTTTATTGACAGCCGCGTGCAGTCACGGTATACCTTCCGACAGAGGTAGTTATATACAGGAGCATAATAACCCACAGGAGAGGTGTCAAAATGGAAAACATGCTGACGAAACCCGCTAAGAAGCCAGTAGTCAAGAAGGCTGTCACCAAGAAGAAAAAGGTCATCAAGAAACCCGCCATGCCAAAGGGGTATTGACAATGAAGGCGACCACACTGTATAAGAAAGACTGCGAACCTTACGTGGTCAGCAGCCAGGAAGCATTAACCTTTCATCTGAACCAAGGATGGGTGGAAGACGAGGCGGATGTCGAGGTTGAGACTGCTGTTGTGCCGCTGACTAAGCCTTACAACGTGCTGGTGGATGGCGCGACTCCGGTGCCTGTGAACAATTCAGGCGAGATTAAAAGTCTGAAAGAAGCACTGGTTGCTAAAGACCAGCAGATTGCCGACCTGACAACCGACTTTGAAGAGGTGATTACGGGCCTGAATGCTACTATCGCACGACTCAAAGGCGACGGACCTGCCGACTTCGGCCTGCCAGTCGTGCCACCGGTTGCGCCAGTCGCCAAACCATCGTGGACGCCACCGGAAGGGCCGACCAACCAGCAGTTGCGCGATCAACTGGACGCTGCCGGTATCAAACACACGCCACGGGACAATAAAACCGCTCTGACTGAAATGGTGGCTGCAATACCGAAATCTGCTGAATAACACACGTATTAGTGTGAGCGCCTGTACAGACGGCAGCATCTTTGCAGAACCGGGGCTCACGTTAAATGGACTGAACCAACGGATGACATTTGATAGAATCGGCAATATTTGGTATCACGAATAATTAAAGGAGATAACATGAAAAAGTACATGTTCATTTTAAGTCTCCTGCTCGCATTTGCCTCTGGCGCAGCAGGCGATATAGCGTACAACTTAGGCCAATACCCTCAAGTAGCTATGTTTGTTGCTATTACCGTTATCGTAGCCGTTCAAGCGTGGTTTCTTCTTACAAAATAACCAATTGATAATTGCATGCATCCTGTGAGAACGAGCCTATCTGTTCGCCTTTCGTTCCGCAGCTAAGGCAATATCTTTTATTGAATCCAGGATTAATCTACATTTCCCTGTCATCTGCATCTCACTCACAAGAAGCTCTTCTGTCAGGCCTGAAATATCACGCTCTGCTATATGGTCCAGCAGTGTGATGTTTAACAGGTGAGGATTGAAACATAGGAGCAACGAGTCTTGACGAAGTACCAGAAGTCGATGTGAACTGTAAAACTGTGAGGTAACGGATGCTCGTTCAAGACCTGTTTGTAGCTGCAATGGAAGTCATAGGAGCGACGAGTCTTGACGAGGTGCCGGAAGCCTCGGAACTGATGAAATGTCTGCGCCACTGCAATCTGATGTTAAACTCCTGGTCTGGTCGGCGGCTGATGATAGCCAACACCACACAGGAGTCTTTCCCGCTGGTTGCCAATAAGCGCGTCTATACTATCGGCACCGGTGGTGATTTCAATACCGACAAGCCGATTACTATTGATTCAGCATTCGTCAGGGATGCCGCGCTGGTCGATTATCCGGTGTACGTCGTCGAACTGGATATTTACGACTCGTTCGATGACAAGATGATCACGACCGCTCGCCCCGACGCTATTTACTACGATCCCGGCATGACTCAGCAGGCTCTGCCGCAGATGGGTAAAATCTCCTGTTATGCAATTCCCGACCAGAGCACCTACCTGTTGTTCATTAACAGTCAGAAATATCTCACCCAGTTCGTCAATCTTGCCGACATTGTTACTTTTCAACCGATCTACTATGACTGCATTGTGCAGAATCTGGCGACTAAAATCTGGACGCCGATGGGTCGCAAGGGGCCGATACCGATGCACATAATGAAAGCCGCTCGTGACGCCATGCAGGTTGTCGAGAATATCAACCATAGCTTGCCGGTGTGTCGTATTGACGTTCCCGGCACCGGTCAGGCAGTGAGTAACAACATTCTGTCTGGCGATTGGATATCCTGACGTGAGTAAACACTTTAAATATCTTTCGTATATTATCCGACACAAATGGTTTGTATTTATTGCCTGTTGTCGTTTCGGTATTCCGTTTCGTGGGCTGACACACGATTTATCAAAACTACTGCCTTCTGAATGGTTGCCGTACTGCCAATATTTCTACGGTGGACCACATCAAGCGTATGACACATTTCCTAGCTGGCTTAAATATGAGTTTGATTGTTGGAAATATTCAAAAGAGCACGTCGAACAAGAATTTGATCAAGCGTGGTTATTCCACCAGCACCGAAACAACCACCACTGGCAGTACTGGTTGTTAAAAAACGATGACGGTTCTTTGGTGGCTCTGCAAATGCCAAATAAATATGTTACCGAAATGGTGTGTGATTGGGTCGGTGCTGGACGGGCTATTACGGGAAAGTATGAGGTGAAAGAGTGGTGGCAGAAGAACCAAGATAAAATGATTCTTCATTCCAGTACATTCAAACGTGTGCAACACTTGATTAATAACATGATGTGTGACACGTGAGCCGTCTTGCGTTCGTCCCAAACGCCTACACCGGACGCTCTACTGCCTTTGAGAGCCAGCGATTTATCAACTTGTACCCCGAACTGTCTACCGCCCCGAATGAGAAGGGTGTCGGTCTGCTGGTCGGCGTACCGGGCAAACGCCTGTTCTCCAGTGGACTGACCGCACCGGTACGCGGGTCGATTACCGCAGCAGGCGTGCTGTACGCCGTAGAGAGTAATAAACTGGTAGCCGTGGCGGCTGATGGCACTGTATCTGTAGTCGGCTCACTCAACACGTCTACTGGTCGGGTGTCTATGAGCCAGAATGGTTTGTTGTCTGCCGGTATTGGCGGTGATCAGTTAATGATCGTGGACGGTGTGAACGGCTATATTTATAACGTCGTGACTGCGGTATTCACCGTTATTGAAGATGTCATGGCGATTCAAGCCACTGCGTCACTGACTTCTACTACTACAACTGTTCAGTCTGTAACAGTGACTAACCCAGGGTCAGGCTATTTGCTGGCGTTTCCACCTACAGCAGTTATAACCGACGGCACAGGTATAGGAGCGACGCTGCACGTTAATCTGGGATATGCCATTGCTGGATTAGGTGTTACTACAATCGGTAGTGGTATTGCAAGTACACCTACAATCATCGTAACTGACCCCACTGGTTCGGGTGCCATTTTTACTGCTGTTATTGTTGGTGGTGTTATGGTTGGAGCAACTAAAGTAAGCGGTGGGTCAGGCTATACTAACCCTGTAATAACGATAACAAATGCACCTGGTTATACATTAACGCCTATTTATGACTATACCTCTGGCTCAGTAGTCAGCGTAAATGTTATCGACGTCGGATCGGGTTATACTGCTCCGGTGGTAGTGTTTAGCAGCGGATCGGCGACGGCAACAGCAAACGTGTCAGCAACGACAGTTACCGCTGTTAACGTAACGGCAGGTGGGTCTGGTTATACATCACCTCCTATTGTAACAGTGACAGGAACAGGTGGCACGACAGAAGCGGTTGCAGTCGTTACTAATTTCTCAGTCACCGCAATTAATATAATATCCGGCGGAACAGGTTATACTGGCACAACACCGACAGTTACGTTATCTCCGCCGCAAGGTGTGTCAGCACCGCTAGCACCGCAACACGTTGAATATATCGAAGGTTATTTCATTGTAACTGACGGCACCATGAACGCTTTTGCGTCCGACATGTACAACGGTCTGTCGTGGAACGCTCAGGCGACCACGCCGATACAGGCTGCATCTGATAATGTTTCCGGCCTGTTGAATCTCCATGAACAGTTATTCTTCATCAAGCAGTTTACCACCGAGATTTTCTACAATAACGGCACGCCGACATCATTAGGTTTTCCGTTCAGCCGGATGCAAGGCGCTGTAGTCGATTACGGCACACCGGCTCCCTGGTCGATAGCGCGAGGCAACAATTCGGCGTTCTTCCTGGCGAACGAGCGTGACGGTGACAGCTCATGCTTCGTTGGGGTGGTAGAACTGAACGGCTACACGCCGACACCGATCACCCCACCAGCAATAGTCTATAAGATGGCACAGTCTACCGACCACTCACAGTGTTTCGGTTACTGCTACAGTGACGAGGGGCATACTTTCTACGTTATTACCAATCCTGTAGACGATTGGACTTTTGTGTACGACACCACGACCCAGATGTGGCACGAACGCTCGACCTGTAACCTGAGCGATGATCTGGTTCACCGGGACGCGGCTAACTGTTACATTAACGCTTACGGCAAGCATCTGGTCGGTGATACCTTCAGCGGCAATATCTATGAGGTCAGCAGCAAATTTAACACCGATACCGGCCTGCCGATTATCAGCGAGCAGATTACGCAACATCTGGTGGACGGTCAGACGCTGGACGACCTGTTTATTGATGAATTGCAGATTGATATCGAGTCGGGCGTCGGTCTGGATGATGTTAGTTCACCGGCCACCGCGCTTGCCTCGCTGACGACTGGTGCGGTGTCGGCAGTCACGGTGACTTACAACGGTGCCGACTACACTCTGCCGCCTGCCGTGATATTGCGCTCCACTGATGGCAACGGTTCAGGGGCTACCGCCACGGCGACGGTAGGCTACGGCTCGGTGATCAGTGTGAATATCACGGCAGGCGGCACAGGCTATACGGCGTCACCCCAGGTGATTTTCGCTACGGCGGAAGTAGCGCCTACCGCCGGTCTGTCACTCAGTAAGGACGGCGGGCGCACCTGGGGTGCTGAGTCAATCCGCTCAATGGGGCGTATAGGGGAGTACCGCAAGCGGTTACGTTGGTTGTCGCTCGGTAGGACTAAAAATAGAGTGTTCCGGTTACGAATCAGCAGTCCGGTAAAACGGATTATTATGGGGTGGTATGCGGAGGGGTCACGGTGATTAAGACATTAAGTATTTGCCACGAGTGCTACGCCCGCATACCGGCTGAGATATTGTTCAGAGACGGTCAGGCGTGGATACGTAAGACTTGTGACGTTCACGGCGAGTCGGAAGCATTGGTCGATCCTGACGCCAGTATTGTCATAAATCACTATAATACCGGCACGATGGGTGTCAATAAGGCTATTCTGGTGCCGGTAACTGCCGACTGCAATATGACCTGCTCGTGGTGTTTTACACATGACGTGCCGACTCCTGCCAGATCGGCGGAATATTATAATAATAAACTAATTGACCTGAAGATAAAGGGATTCGCTATGTTGTTGTCAGGTGGCGAACCGACGGTCAGGCCGGACTTCTTTCAGTTAGTTAGTGAATTGACTGCTAACAGCTGGCCGGTAGTCACGATGTCGAACATGCTGCGCTTTGCCGACCCACTGTTTATGCAGGAGTGTGCGCGGGTGGGGCTGGTTCAGAACGGCTTGCTTCACGCCGACTTCTCCATGCAACACCCAAAGAATTACAGCGGTGAAATTGCTGCACAGAAATTTGCCGCGCTGGCTAATCTGGAACGCAACGGTCTGAAAGCAAATTGTATCCAATTCAGCGTCAGCAGTGTGGACGAGATGGAGTGGATTAGGAAATTTTATGATGACACCAAGCATCTGTATAACCACATGAGAATCAGATCATTGTATAGCTTCTGGAAAGACGACAGCGAGAAAATATATCTCAGTCAGTTGTACACCGGATTCATTAAGTATTTCGGTGATCTGACCCCCATGCTGACGACGTACCCTGAATCATCTAACATCTACAGTCTTTACATGAGAACGGAACATTGTGGAATATCGCTGTCAAGCAGCCCTACCGTTCATAATGTTGATCTGCTGTCAGCCAGAAGGCCGACATACGCAATGGCATTAGACGGAAAATATTATAGTTTTCCAGTAGCGCAGATTATCAGTGCAGGATTAGAAAAAGGATGGTATAACGGCTTTCGTATACAGGAGACACCTAATGTATAAACCCTGGGAACGATTTATTATTGGTACGGGTTACGGTCGTATGACTCCTCGGTTCATGGGTATTGCTGAAGCTATTGTCATAGGCGGCGTGGTTGCAGCAGGAGCAGGCATATATGCAGCTACGTCGGCTTCTAGTTCTGCTGCTAACGCCACTGCCGAACAGCAAGCTGCTGCCAGTAACGCCAACGCCACGCAGCAACAGCAGTTCAACACTCAGCAGGCGAATATCGCCCCCTGGCTACAGGCAGGTACAGGAGCAGTCAACCAGCTCGCCGCCGGTACGCAACCGGGTGGTCAGTTTTCCACCGTACCGACCTTCCAGTTCGACCAGAGTAAAATACAGCAAGACCCCGGTTACGCTTTCCGTACACAGCAAGGTGTGAATGCATTGACCGCCGCCGGTTCTGCCGCCGGTAATCTAGGGTCGGGCAATCTCGGTACGGCGTTGGTTAATTACGGTCAGCAGGCTGGCTCACAGGAGTACAGTAACGCGTATAACCGGGCCTACCAGCAGCAGCAAGACACCTATAACTCACAGATTGCCGGTCAGACCTCGATATATAACCGTCTGGCTGGCGTGGCTCAGACAGGCCAGACGGCTAACAGCCAACTGTCCAGTGCCGGTCAGAATATGGCCAATCAGGTCGGTAATAATCTGATGACAGCGGCGACGAACAGCGGTCAGTTCGGCATACAGGGTCAGCAGAATACCATACAAGGTGTCAACAGCATCTCTAATCAGCTTATGGGCGGTTTACAGGCTTATAACGCTCAGAATAACCTGAATAACTACCAAACCGCTCAACAGAACAACATGAGCTATAACCCTGCTGGTGGTGGTTACGGCTACACTTATAATGACCCTGCTTCAGTCGGCCCACCGACTTCTAACGCTTATGGGAGTTACTGATGGAAAACATGCTGACCGCCTATGATGTTTATAAAGCTGGTGTCGCCGGTAACGACGAGGGTATGCGCAGACAGCAAGCCGCCGCCGAGATGGCCGCTTATGGCGACGCTGTGCAGGAACAGCGGTATCAGAACCGACTTATGCACATGGCTAATGACGAAACTGCCCGTAAGAAATCTACGGCTAACATCGTGGCCGAGGCGCTGTATGGCAATCAGCTTTCAGCACAATCGCAGGTGCCTGCTGTAACCAACCAACTATCGCCTCCTGCCGGTCAGCCTGCACCCGCTACAGGTCAAATGCCGCCCACCACTCCACCACAGCAACAAGTAACCAATCAACTATCGCCTCCTGCTGGTCAGCCTCCTGCCGGTCAACCTCCTGCTGGTCAGCCACCACAACCACCTACTACCGACTACAACCAACAGCGTGCGAAACTGCGTGACCTATATAATTCTGGTAAGATTACTGCGGCTGACGCACAAGGTTACGACCAGCAGATTACCGCACAGGAAACATCGGAACGTAGTGCCAGAGCAACGTCTAAAATAAGCCTTTACAAAGAATTCGGTAAACAACTAGCTGATAACAATAATAATGAGGGTTTTCAGGAGTTAATGAAGCAGGCTCAGAACGATCCTGATGTTGCTCACATGATGCCTAAATTCGACAGTATTAAAGTTACCGGTAAAGGCGAAACAGAGATCACCAGACAGTATACTGCTGAAGAACTGAAAGGTCTAGCGACTAAGTTTCCTGAACTGGGTATTACTCCTGATACACCGCCTGGAGGCTATAAAATTGGTATGAAGGGCGACAAGCCGGTTAAATGGGAGCCTGTCAAAGAGACACAGACACCAGAAGGCGGATATTATGACGGTCTGAAAGCAGACATTTCTAAAGCAAATCCGACATGGGACAAGAAGAAAGTCGAGATGGTTGCAGGAAAACAGATAATTGCCGAGAAAGCAAAAGCGGCTGCGACTAAAACCGAAATGACCTTCAAGCTGAAAGAAGCGGCTACTAAACGAGTAGATGGTGAGACACCACCGTTTGCTAAATGGGATGCCGACACTAAAAAAGTCTGGTTCGATATGTACAAACTGGACAAAACAGCGATACCACCGTTCGGTTTCAGAGATGCTTCCAGCAAACGAGCATTCGGTAAAGAGTTTGCAGAATATGTGAAGACTGGTAAAACGAACGGGTCAAATGTCGTTATGGGTCGCGCCGATCTGAAAGCCAATAATGACGTTATTCGCGATATTAAGAAACGTGATGCACTGGTCGGCACGTACACGGGTAAGATTGACGAAAATACTAAAATGTTTAAAGCAATGAGAAGTAAATATGGTGCTAACTGGAATAAAATGGTGAACATGCCTATTAACACATTGGGTCGGTATATGGGCAGCGGTGATCTGGCGTCACTTAAACTGGTGTTAAAATCTACATCGAATGAAGTAGCTAAAGTGGAGTCTGGTTCATTAGGAGTAGCCGAGGTATCAATCGACCAGGCGAAAGAAATGGCAAGAATACATGATATGGACATGACTATGGGTGAACTGGAGAAGGTGTTGAACACAGGAGTTCAGCTTGGTAAAAACGCTCATAAAGCAAATCGAGCACAGATTGACAGTTTAGAGAGACAACGTACCGAAGGTGACAGTGCAAGTCTAACTGATGATACAGCACCAGCGGCAAGTGGTGGGCTGTCACACTCTTCTCTACTTGATAAGTACAGGAATAAATAAAACGATGATCCGCTAGTGTTAGAACTTTCACCAGTCCATAAAGTTGAAACTACCGAGTTCGGCACAACAGTAATTATTGAAAAAGACACCGAATTGTACGTGCAGCTTATGGAATTTTTCAAAGACTGAGGCACTAATGGCCGAATATAATATCGATGGACTGATGCGTGATCCTGACTTCCAGAGCAAACCGTGGAACGAACGTCACGCTATTATGAAAGAAGCCGACCCGTCGGGTTACGGCAAGCTCAGTAGTAATGGTCAGTCCGGTATGTTGAACGAAATGAAGCAGCAACCGTGGTGGAAGCCTGGTGGGGCGGCGGCGGCGGGTAAGCCTGCTGACAGCACCCCACCTGCACCGCCACCCGCCGACAAACCCTCAGCAGCGCGTCGTGCATGGGACAAATGGAAAGCCGTACAGGCTGAACCGTTCCGTTTTGCTGCCGAGGGTGTTACTGGTCTGGCAAATACTGTCGGCAAGGCTGTTCACGGACTGACGGAAGAACTGCCTGCTTATCTGTCGGAACGTCACAAAGGCAAAGGAGTGGCTGACGCCGCTGAGTTTGCGGGTCGGGAAACCACACCCTACAAGCCGATGGAGTCACCTCTCGGACCGTCAATGACCGGTCAGGTTATCGGTGGTGCTACAGGAGGTGTGGTTAATAAACTCGGTCAACTGACCGGTCAGCCTGAACTGGTGCAAGGTGCCGCTGAGTTTGCTGGAGATGTCGCCGGTCTGTACGGTCTTAAACCTGGTCTGAGTGCTGTCGGTAAAGTTGGTGGCACGGTTAAGAATAACCTGATGAAAGAAGGTCTGCCGTATACCAATAAACGCCGAGCGTATCGGGCGGCGGAACGGTATCAAGACATCCAGAAAACCGACTCGCCGTTGCTAGCACAGCAGGAAAAGCAGACCGGTGTTGAGTCAAATAAACTGTTCGGCGGTCTGAACGCTACAAACGCTCTCGGTCAGAAAGCACACCTGACACCGGGACAGGCCACCGGTAATATTGGAGCGTTGCGCCTTCAGGAGCATTTCAAGAATACTGACCCTACTTTCGCAACGGAACTGGCCTATAACAACGCAGCACTCAATAAGGCCAGCCTGGAAAAAATGCAAGGTGCTTTTGGCGAACAGAAAGAATTACCTGTTGCAATGTCAAAGGGTGAAATTGGTGACGCACAGGTAGCCAGACTGCAAAAAGGCAAGGGCACCACTCAGACTAAAGTGAGTGGTCTGTACGATGAAATACCTGGCTATACGACTGACCGAGATACGTTTAACAGTACAGGTGCCGCGCTACTGAAAACACCAATGGTGCAGCGAGCCAGAAAAGCGGTCAACAATTTCATGAAGTACGCTAAAGAGGAACCCGATACGGTTCACGGCATCGTAGCACTACAGCAGAGTGTGGGTGACGAAATATCACTAGCTCGGATGTCAGGCGACCGACAGACTGCTCGTGTGCTAGGCAAACTGGACACCGCTCTTGACGCTCAGGTTGCCGTATTAAGTGAAGCCGCCGGTAAGGGTGACATAATGGCGGTTGGTGAGAAACTTATCATACCCTCACATATTAGGGACGAAATAGCAGGTATCGACGAGCAGATTGCTAAAGCTCAGACAGCCCCCGTGTCCGTCAAAGAACAGAACATCCATCTGCGCGACTATCTGGCCGGTAAGGGTGAGACGGTTATGCAGAACACTGGCGTGTCGGACACCATGTACGCCAAATCGCTCGCTGACCGGCTAAAGTGGTTGGAAGGTAAGGGGAAGGCTGGTGATTACGTGCCGATGGGTAGCGATAATACCAAATACTATCGGGGCGACAATTCGGCTACACCATTAAAAGGAATGCCAGATGGTGAGTCATATTTCTTTACAGACCGACGACCGGCAAGACTTTATGGCAAAGTGTCGGGACATAGTTTAGATATCACAAATCCCAAAACTATTGATGCTGGTGGCAAGGTGAAAGGTGAATGGGGTAATTACGAAGAAGCAATCACACAAGCTAAAAAAGACGGACATGACGCACTTATCGTTAAAAATGTTGTGGATGTACCTTCTGAAATGGAAGAGGGATATTATTCTGACCGGCTTTCAAAATACAAGAGTGATGTTGTTATTCCGTTTAATGTAGCAAAACAAGTGAAAGCACCTAAACCCACCACCAACCCGATCATAGACAACCTGACCGCCCGCCGTACTGCCCTTCAGTCCACTCTCGATGCTGCCACACCTGCTGTTGACATAGCTGCTAAAATAGCCAACGCCACTACAACAGCCAAGACGGATCTGTTCGACAAATACTACAGAGGTGCTGTCGCCAAGGTATTGCAGGAAGGCAATGAGTCGAGCGGTCTGAGAATGACGTCCGAACAGGTGCCGAGCAAACTGTTCACCCCGCGTGGCGCGAAAGACCTGGTGGAATCACAGGGACAGATTGCCGCCGCCGAAATGTCAATGCCCCATGTGGTCGAGCAGCTTGTCAGCAGGCATGTGAAAAAAGGCGTCATGGACGTGGAGGGTGCCGCCAAGTGGCTGGCTGATAACAAGTCGGCTCTTAAAACACTCGGTCTTGAAGAACCAGCACGCAATCTCGTTAAGGGGCAGTTTGGTCGCGACATCGAAGAAACACTGTATCCCGGTGGTCTGGCGAAACGTGCCGATAAAATGAAGAACCCGATGCTGACCGCACAGGAAGCTCACCGCGTCATCGTCAAGAAATACGGCTACGCGGCAAAAACGCTGTTCGGTGCCAAGTGGGAACAGGAACTCAAGAACTACGCTCACCGCATGGAGATAATTGGTCGTGATGCAAAAGGCGCACTGGACGCGGTGAAACCCGATCTGTTCATGACGCTGGCTGAACAGGCGTTGCATCTGGCGGCTGTGACGAGCGGTGTGGGCTGGAAATATTCAGCATCCAAGAATTTGGTGCAGGCTATCGGCGACCGTGTTCTCGGTGTGTCTACTGAGCAGGTCAGCACCATAATGAAGCAGGCATTACTCGATCCTGAGAAAGCCGCTGTGCTGAACGAGATAATGAGCGGTGAGAAAGTGTCGCCAAAGATAATGAGACAGGTTTTCGGTGATTTCAGTAAGGCGGCAGGTGCAGGGGTAGTGAGCGGTGCGATGCAGCCACAGCCGAGCGACCGGCAAGAACAGGAGCAACCCTGATGGCAGTACACCTTAAAACAGCCGTAAAAGTCGGCAAGACTATCCATATCGGCCAGCGTGACGAAAACCACGACCACATTAAAACTCGCCACGGTCTGCACGTCCGTAACGACTCGATGCACGGCTTTGTCCCATCCGACAACGAGCGCATGTGGTTGAGCCGCACCCAGGCGCTGTCGTGGCTCCAGCGCTTTGAGCCTGACATCTATGCGAAAGTACGGCGTAAAGTACCCGCCGAGGGTCTGCACTCCCACATCTACGCTGCCGCCAAAGGTATTGTTATGAAGATAACGCCGGAAGAACGGGAGAACGGATTTGAATTACAAGAGGGGGAATTACGGGAGCCAGCACCTGTGACTGCCGAACCGATAGACGTAAGTAAAATGACCGCTATTGTGTACGACCGTGGTGGGCTACATCTCTATTGGGCTGAAAAGTTAGCCGAAAAATACCAGACGGTCATGTACTATCTGGCCGACAGCGATAGCTACCCGACCAGCCAGAAGCACACAATCGGCATGGGGATCGCCAAGGTTAAACGTATTCACGACTTCTGGAAGCATATAGATGACGCTGATCTAGTTGTTTTTCCTGATTGCTACGACGGGGAGTTACAGCACTGGCTCAGACATAAGGGCTACAAGGTGTTTGGTAGCGGTCGTGCTGAAAAACTGGAAATTGATAAAATTTACTTCATGGATAAACTGAAGGAACTTAAACTACCAGCCGCCGAAACGTATATCGCCCACGGACTAAAAGAACTTCGGGAATATCTAATCAAGCACGACAATACTACGCTATTCCTTAAAAATCTTCATCGAGGTGACTTTGAGAGCAAGAAGTTCTCCAGTATGTCGCAGATACGCCCGTGGCTTGACGACTTGGTAAAACGAGTCGGTACTGCGTCTGACACTATGGATGTGCTGATCCAGCATAAAATCGAGGCCGTGGCTGAAGTCGGTTACGATGGTTTCTGTGTTGACGGTGAATATACGGAAAACTGCATTGTCGGTTATGAAATTAAAGACATTTGTTTTGCAGGCAAGGTGTTTCCTAAGACTCCTGACTTACTGGCTGAAATTAACGAGGCATTTGCACCAAGCCAAAAAGAGTTAGGTGGCAGGGGCAATCTATCTACCGAAATAAGAGTTACAAAAGATGGATTAAAGTATTATATAGACCCCACGGAGCGTTGCCCGAGTCCTCCTGGTGAAGTGATTTGCGAGGTTTATGAGAATTGGGCTGAGGCATTATATCAGATCGCATGTGGTCAAGTGCCGGTACTCAGACCGCAGGGTAAATTTGTAGCCGAACTGGTACTCACATCCGAGTGGTACTGCGAACACGAGATGCACATCAAATTTCCTAAGAAATATAAGTGTCATGTTAAACTGAAAAATCACTCGGTACGCGACGGGGAGTTCTACTGCATCCCAAATCAAAACGGCGCGTTTTTTGGTGCTGTGGTTGCATACGCCGACACATTAAAAGAAGCTATCTGTAAGGTGAAGGAAGTTGCTGAGAGTATAGAAGCCGATGATTATAAGTACGATCCGTCGGGGTTCGATGAAGCAACGGACGCCGTTAAAGCAGGCGAGCAGTTTGGCATTGTTTTTTAAATGAAAATGAGGTAATGGTGACTGCATGAAAGACATTAATATCAAATTCATTCCGCAGTCCGAACAACGCTTTAACGATGTCGAGCAGGTAGGTGACTATTGGGAAACTGACACGTCTATAGAATTTCGGATTACTAAGCTACCAAACGTTGCTTTCAGTCAGGCTATCCTACTGCACGAACTGATAGAAAAATTCCGTAACAATCAACTCGGTATTACGGACGCCAGTGTGGATGCGTTTGATAGTGGGCCAGGAGCCGAGCTTGATGACCCCGGCTTGTCACCTGACGCGCCCTACCACAAGACCCACATGGAAGCAGATGTAATTGAACGGGCGTTCATCATCTTTTCCGGCAACGATTGGGCTGAGTACGAAAAGACCATTGATGACTTGTTCCCTGCTGACAGCCACACACCCATAGGAGTCTGACACTATGTCCCTCTTAAATCTCTCCCAGATGGTCAGGCTGTACGAAGTCTACCCGACCGGCGCACCGCTAGTAGGCGGCAAGCTCTATACCGCACAGCCCGGTACTGTCGCCGGACCCACACAGTCGTTCCCCAAAGCAACCTACACCGACGCAACCGGCAGTGTGGCTAACACCAATCCTGTCGTGATGGACGGCAGCGGCAAGGCCGACGTATGGCTGAGTGGCGACTACAGCGTGGCGCTGTATGACATTAACGGTATTCTGATTGAATCCAGTCCAGACGTAACAGGGTCAGGACTGGCAAACGGTATCGACCAGATCAGTTTCTATGACGCGACTCTCGCCACGGTAAATGTTTCCATACCGTCAGCTAACGGCGCAGGTGCCAATCCGGTGCTTATCATAAAAACTGATACCAGTGCGAATCTTGTCACAATTACACCAACTACAGGTACTATTCTCGGTCAGGTCAGTTACAGTCTGTACACTCAGAACGAATCGGTGCGACTGGTGCCTTACGTGTCTGCTAACGATTGGAAGAAGGGGTGATCATACAGCCACCGCCAATAATCGCTCCGTTGGTGGAAGGCGATATGCAGAGCGTTATCACCTCTTCGGTGTGGCGGCTGTTCTTTCAGAGATTGCAGGTGAACGCGAACGCGGTGGTCGGTTCTTATGTTGTTTCATTTAACGGCAGAACAGGTGCAGTCGTACCACAGATAGGTGACTACTCGGTCGGCCAGATAACGGGTGCTCCACCCGCAGTACCAGTAGTAGACGGATTATATGTACTAAAAGTAACAGGTGGTGTGGCTACATGGGAAATTTTAGTTATATCATAGGAGCCTGACATGCCAGACCTGGCGGAGCAATCGGACGTAGACAAACTGGAAGTAATCATGCAGATATTACCTGACGCTGCCGATTATCCAAAATCTGAACGCCGGGAATATTCTCTAACTAAGGGTGACGTGCTCATTATTTTCCGCATAGCTAAAATAGCTCAGACACCACATGTCTGCCCGTTTGAAGGCGATGAACAAGACACTCTGGTCAGTGTGGCTAAAAACATCAATCGAACGCAAAAAATAGCGTCGGTTGTAATTATAACAGGTCTTGTAACAGGAATGTTGTCAGGCACGTGGTTTGCTGTAAAGGCAGCTCTTATCGGATGGATAAAAATCAACGGAGGACATTGATATGTTGGTAAAGTCGTTGATCATAATTTGTTTGCTAGTAACCACTAATTGTGAAGCTGCTTCTGTGATAGGAAGTATTAAATTCACCAATTATTCAACAAATAGACAGCTTGAGATAAACGGCAAAGCCCTGCAATCCACCACCGTCAACGGGCATGCACTATTATCCAATGTAACTGTCACCGCTTCTGATGCGGGGGCTATACCTCTTGTGGGAAATGCAATCGTAAACAGCGGCACAAACATGGTCTACCGTTGCACAGGTATAACCAATACCGGTATTTTAACAGTCAATTCGGCTATGTGCACTACCGGCTTTGTAACTACTTCATTGAAACTGGATTAAAGGAGATCACATGAAACGCTTTATCGTCGCAGTACTGTTGCTACTATTCACAACTCAGGCGAATGCAGCTATTTTGGTAATGTCGCAGAACGGTACTTACACCACAGCAACTGACCTCTGCTCGGCAGGCACAAGAGCAGACGTAGCAAATAAGACTGTTGTTGTCACCTCTGCTCTTTCATCTACATTCAGCAATATATCCTCTAATACCTGTTCTTTAAAGGGCGTGTGGCCGTCCGACAGAGCTTTGAAAGTGGAGAAGGGTGGGAGTATAGGCAACACTACTAAATTTAGTTTCAACGATAGCACTGTCCGACCTGTTGAATGGTTTGGCATTGACACAGCCGGGGTAAATAGAGCTATTGCAGCATCCAGCATATCGTTCACAGCGGCAACGTATGCACTCGCAGGAGACATTATTATTCCTGCTAACCGCAAAATATATATTGGGCCGAATACCACCGTGACAAACACAGGCGGTAGATTTACCGCTTACGATGTGGATAATGTGGAGTTTGAAATTGATGGTGTGCTGAGTGCTGTAGCGACAACGCAAGCCGCTGAAAAGAGTGGTTGGCAAACAGGTAGATGGGTAGACGTTGCCGCAACGCGCGGGTTTATTGAGTTCGGTTCCGCTGATATTGACGTACCTAGAAGTGGCTTCCTTGTTCATGGCAAAGGTAAGATACACGGTGACTGGACAGGCACACCAAACGCAAGCCAAGTCTCGCCTGGAGATTGGCAGCAGGTAAACTTCAAAGGGATTGCGGCGTGGAACTCTAGTGACGTAACAATCAAAGATATTGAAGTTTATGGTTTTAGTGGTGAGGCTGTTTATGCAAACGCCATATCAGAGAATATGCAGAATATACTATTTGAAAACCTGTATGTCCATGACACTCGGTTTAATGCGTTGAATTTTAATGTTGCTCCCCGTTTACATGATGATGTTCTAGTATTAGATGATGGCCTTGCGCGTTTCAATAATTGGGTAATTAAAAATTGCAGAACATACAACAGTTACGCCGGTATTGAAATGTCGGTTGGTACGGCAGAGAACAACTATATTGATTCTGCTGTAGTTCAAGGTATTTGGTATGGCGCGGGTGGAGATCCAACTGGGCAATTTGCTGGTGGGGCAGGACCATTGCGGCTACTCAATAATATTGTAGTCAACTGTGGTACATCGTACTTGCCTCTTTTTAACTACCCACCAATTGGCCCTGTCCAGATAGAAGGGAATGTGTCCATAAACTCAGAAGGGACAGCCTATGGGCTTGGACAGTTAAAAGATTTGATCTTTGCGAACAATGTCTCAATAGGTAACGCTCAACTGTACAACGACAACGGCAAAGGTTACGCTTTCGGCATTAGTAATTGTACTAATGGCAGTGTCACGAACAATATCAGATTAAGCCCTGGTGCCAATTCGGTCAACCCTCAATTTGTGCTAATAACTAATACTAACGTGTCAACTGATTTTCAGATCAGCCCCGACGCTAGCGGGACATTCACTCCGGTACTCACGGGCTTCACCATTGTCGGCACATCGACGTATGTAGGCAACTACACCAAGCGAGGAAATCGGGTTTTCTGCACCATACAAATAATACCTACAACTTCCATAGCCTCAACCGCGATCACGTCATACATTACGGGTATGCCCTATACAGTAGCTATAAATGATGTAGCAACAGTTTCTGACGATTCAATCACTGACTACCCTACAGGCGCAGTGATTAACGGAAGCAGCAGGGTGTACACACCAACTTGGACTGCAAGGTCAGCACTCATCACTATATCGTTTTCGTATATTACGGGACAATAGGGGAACGCATGACACCAGATATATTCACAAAATGCTCCCCAGAGAATCACCAATCGGAGGGATAAATGAAAACAATGAACAGAGAAGAAGCTTGCCAGAAACTACATGATGTAGCTGCTGGCGAATTAGGAGTGCACGAAACACCTGGTCCTATAGCAACAGCGCGGATACTGGAATATACCAAACATACCACGCTTGATGCTCAGTCAGACGAAACCGCATGGTGTGCAAGTTTTGCCAACTATGTTTGTGACACTTCCGGATTCCCCGGTACTCATAGCGCGGCGGCGGCATCGTTCAAAACATGGGGCGTGCCGCTCGATAAACCGATTCTCGGCTGTCTGGTGGTGTGGCCGCACCATGTAACGCTCTGTGACAGTCCTGACATTTCCAACGGTGTTATTAGGTGTCTAGGCGGCAATCAGGGTAATGCTGTCAAGGTGTCCCGCTTTCCTGTCGGTAATGCTGTATATCGAAGCCCGGTATGAGCGAAGAAGACCTTAACGGCTATATGCGAACACTCAGCAATACATGGATGTGGTTGCATTATGTCTGAGGAATCCTTGCGGCAGTATATCAGAGTCATCAATCTTATGTGGTTTTGTCATTACGGAGATACCCTGTGACCGGTAAATGGTGCGAACGCGATAAGAATTATGTCAGTGAGTTTTATGAGGATTGCGGTGATTGCCAGTTATGCAAGCGCAAACTATGACCGGATTCAGTACCGATAGCCTTACGGTAAGCACCGCTGACGGCCTCAATTTCGTACTGGTGGAGCCGTTTTCCTTCACCCGCGCTGACGGTACGATTATAACTGTTCCGGCCGGTACAACCAGCGACGGAGCCAGCACGCCCCGAATCCTCTGGCCGACTCTTCCTCCCGGTGGCAAATACTGGCGCGCGGCTTTCCTTCATGATTATTTATACCGCGACACCGGATGGCCGAAGGTGTTTTGTGATAATACCTTTCTTGAAGCAATGGAAGATTCAGGAGTCAATGAAGTTGAAGCGCATACGCTATACGAAACAGTTTCACACCTGGGTGCGATATCATATCTTGAAGACAGAAAAGGAGAGTTATCTATGTGGGCTAAAATCAAGGCGTTTTTCGGCGGATTCTTTGGTAATGTGAAGGCCGACCCCGTGAGTACAGGTAAGGGACTTGTCTCGCTTGCTGGTGCGGCTGGTATCGGATATCTAGCGGCTACTGGTGCTATTCCTATTCCTGTTGCTGTTTCGGTGGCTGGTCCGATGGCGGCTTCTGGCATCCACGCTCTCGGCACAAATACTCTAACCGGCGGCGAAACACCAACAGCCATTAAGACCGAAGCGGCAATACAGACCGTCCAAGCTCTTGCCCCTACCGTCTTATCGGCAGTTGACCAGATAACTGCTGTAAATAAAGAAGCTGCTGATGCCTCACAGAAGAAAGTCGATTTATTTTTAGCAATAACAGCGGCGTTAGCGTCAACTGTCCCACCTGTTGTACCGCCCGCCGTGACTGTACCGCCAGTAGAGCCGGTAGTAGAATAGCAACAAGGCTTATTATAAATGTAAAACAACAGGCCGGACAGTCTCACAACCTGTCCGGCCTTTCTGTATCTCAGTATAGTAGTCGGTTGGCAAACGGAGTCATTCGTAAAGGTTTCGGCATAGCTAGTACCAGCCTGTCAAATTCAGGTGTCCCTGGCTTATATCTCACCACCCCTGACTTCAGTTCTAATGCTGTGGTGTCGCCTACACCTTCACGTTTGTTCTTCTGACGGATTAAAGCGGCATGAGCCTTGTTACATGTCCTTCTCTTAATCCAGTTGTAATATGGTTCGTCGTTCCGTTGCACCAGCACCTCACCGCAGTAGTCACAGAGACCGTTGTTTAAAACCGGACTGGTTCGGGGTTTACTCACTGTCGCCTCCTGTTCTTATAGCTGTTCAGCGTCGGATACATCGGCTCGTCGTCAGGAAAATGACACGTTGCACAGATGTTGCGTACCGGTCGTGCCGGTAGAGCTGGTCGCATGAAATAGTGGTCAATCGAGTAGACTGTCAGCATGGCGATACCCGCTGTTATAAGTGCCAGATAACCGGTGTAATCAGGTTTACGTCTCATGCTTCACCCCTCCAAAGGTTTTAATAGCTTCTCAGCCTCACTGATATAATACTCAAAGTCAATATCCTGTCCAATAGCCGTGTGGATGTTATTGCACTCACTTACATTCCACCCCACGCAAATACCAATCCGCCGCTCGACTCCAGGCTTTTTAGCCAACGGCGGCATGATTTTAACCATAGGACTGCCTGACTTGCTGACATAATAGCGCGTCACATGTTGTTGAGGCGTCTCACCGATCACCAGCCGACTGCTACGCGGTATCTTGGTTCGCAGCATGAAGTCGTGAATATTGTCATGGTTCAGGATGTACGACCTGACCGACTCACCGTGAATTAAAGCCGACTCGACCGCCATCGGAATGACCAATGCCGAGTGGTCTTGGTGCCATTCCAGATCACCTGCCCCCTTGTCGAGGTGTGGTGGTGCGAACACGCTGCGATACGGCCCCTTGCGTTTAATCTTACCGTCAGAGTACCGCGCTAAATATCCATTACAATCTCTAATGTGCATGTGGTCATACTCAGCTTCCTCCAGTTCCAGCCGTGTAAAGCCCTCCCACCATTTGCATACCTGCTTGACAGCATCCTGCTGACTGCGCGGTATTCTGACCGTCAATCCGTCGGTATTCGCCTGAATCATTTGCAGGTCAGGTATCTGCATTAACTGCTCGGCCAACATGCAGAGTAATAACTGACCATTGACGGTAATGCTCATTGTGTACTGCGTGTCGAGGAAGACGGAATATTTGTTATTGGAATCGCCGTACACGCCATTTAGTGCCAGCTTCAGCATGGCGTTCTCAGGTGTTTTTTTACCATACGATTTCCGCTGTTCGTAGACGTCTTTGTAAATTGCCGGAAACAGTTGGCCGAGATGTTCTGGATAAAAATTATTAGCTATAGCTAAGTTCGGGTAGTAAGATTTGACGTCAATATCTTTGATTATCCAGTAATCGTCACTACTTACCGTCTGACTGCTGACCGATCCATGCAGGCCACCCGCCCCAAAGTCAAACTGAAAGCCGCCGACCGTACAGGAGATGTCGGTGAACAGCCCCTTGATCACAGTGGCGTCGGCGATTACCTGTTCCTTGAACCAGCCGAGAATACGGTTGAACTCAGGATGCTGAAACTGGATGTACGGCAGCACCACGTCAGCAAGCCGTATCGACTGTCTGATGGTCTGCCTCGGTCGCCGCGAGCCGCTAGAGCTATCGTAACAGACACCAAGATCGGCTTCTTCCAGCCGCATGATGAAATAATCCTTGCCGATCTTGGTGTCATTGTGATTAAGGAACGACCGCCCGTACTTAACCGACAACTCTTCTCTAAAGCGGATCGCGTCTATCGAGTGCCAATAGAACGCCTCGGTCTGTTCGACATCATGCCAGTTGTACTGGATAAGCAGGTCAATCTGTTCACTGGTCAGGGTGCTACCGGGCGGATACGGCAAGTCCTGGATGCTGTCCGAGCGCATGTTAAATTCTAGAATCTTCAGGCTGGTGAACTTAGCCTTGTTGTCGAAATGGTGAATCTTGAACAGGTCGAGTTGCGGTACGATTTGATCACGATCCCAGATGATGTGGCCAAAGCGATCCTCAAACGGCTTGTCGATAATATGCTGGACGGTGGCGTTAATGCTGGCGGCAGTCGCCTGGTCGGGTCGTATCAGGATACTGTGGAGCACCGGATAGTCGAAACCGATATTATTAAAGCCGACCATCCTGCTGTTCCAGGTACGGAGCGTCTGCATGAAGGCGCACAACGCCTCGACATCGTTACGCCGGTCGGATATCTCGAACAGCCAGCGGTGCGGCTGACCGGCTTGCTTGATGGCGAAGGTCGCCACATTCTGATAGCTTTCAATATCCCACACAAAATCGGTGACAGGTGTGGTCATACATGTATTTCCAAAGCACGTAGACGATATTTTACAGCCGTTCGCTCCAGCTTAAAATAACAGGCATCGAGCGGGCTGGATATCCCGCGAGCAATCACATTGGCAATCGCGCATATCATAACGTCTATTGCCTCGTCGTCAGCGTCTTCTTTGGATTTACTGTCTCTTGCTTCATCAAACTCCTTAACCTCTTCAAATAGTTTTTCAGCACGACCATGTGGTGACGTGTCGATGTCAAACTCACGGTGAAACTGATCAAGATGTTTAGTAAATGCTATAAACTCCACGATGCCCCTCCAAATAAGTAGCGGCAGGCTGTCACACCTGCCGCTGTAAGCATTACACCATCATACCATGCTGTCTGAGTGTTGCTTCGGTCCACCCAACGGCCACGAGCTGTTCAAAAGTCGCTCCCTGCGCGGCGGGCAGCATCTGATGTGCAGGCGGCAGAGGTGGTGTCTGTGGTTGCAAGAAGTCAGGAGCCGGTGTGATCGGCGGCATGGGTGGCTGTACCGGCGGTGCGGCGTACTGCTGTTGTGGCGGCACGTACTGGCCCGGTGCGCCGGGAGCTACAGGCGGCTGATAACCACTCGGCTGACCCGGTGCCATGCCAGGCTGACCGGCGAACATACCGGGAGCGACAGGAGCACCGAACGCCGTTGCGACCTCACTGGCAGGCATACTGGCACCGATGTTCAGTGCCGGAGCCGCCGCGTCAATAATTCTGATGCCGTCCAGACCTAAAGCAATACCCTTCTGCACGTTGTTAAACGGGAAAGCGTGAACGATAACCTGTACGATTGCGCCGGGGTACAACATTCTGGCGTAAGACAGCGGATTAAGCAACTGACCGTTAGCGTCGTAGACTTTCTGCGTGATGTCCTGCTGTGTGGTCTTCGGATTGATTGTGACCATACCGTTCAGCGCCCCGTCGGCGATCTGCGGGTTGGCTGATGCCAGCGGCCATGAACCACCATGCGGCATGACGCCTTTAAACTCGCTGGTCTGAAGTGCCGCTTTACAGATAGCGTCAATTTCAGCAACACTGCTGTCGGTCGGCTGGAGTGCCAGTTTCAGGCTGAATTGCGGTTTAGCCATAGGCTGACCGTTCTTCATGGTTTCAGGTTTGGTAATGCCGTCCCAAACGACGATAGCGTTACCGGTAATTACGTGATTTTCTCCGTGTTTCATTGTGTGTAGCCTCCTGGCCGGGTTGACCGGCGTGTTATTTTCCCCGTATCTTTTCCACAAGGTGTCGAGCGTATCCTGCTGATTGTTTGTGTTTACTCTGCCCCCGTTAATGTCTACTTTAGCCAAAAAATCCATAATCCAAGGCAGTTCGGCAGGATAACCATCTCTATCGAATTTTCCGATAAGACGGTAAACTATTTTCTTGTTTTCCTGCCGTTGGCGACTCATTACAGCACCTTGTTATGGTTTACGCCCAAAGGCGGATACTGGTCGTGCCTCGTATATCTTATGTTGAGCATTTAACATTGTGCCTGTTTTTATACCGTGATGCTGACAGGCTGCTAAAAGACCTTCTGTTGCTTCCACCAAACCCGTTTCTCTATCTGTTAGACATTTATGTAGTTCTATTGGATTAAAGCGTGCTCCTTTGTAAGCGATCCACGGATAACAGGTGTCGTCAACAACAAGCCCCTGACTTTCAGCTTCTTTGCGTGTCATCATACGCTCACCCCAAATACTCTGTTAGCCAGTGAGCCAGCCGTTGCCACCAGTTTAGTGCCGGTAACAGGTCGCTCGCTGTACGCCTTGACGAGAACCGGATCGAGTCCTAGCTTCAGAGCTTTAGCTGGTGTGATTGCCGTCGGTTCGCCCACCAGCTCCAGACCCATCATCTGACCGAGGGAAATTATCTCACCCACCGGTTTATTCCATTTAGCATGACCGCTGCCGTAGTCGATAGTGTAACCCGGCACCGACTCACCGGCTTTAATCATGCCGATCATGCGTGACTCGTGTGCTGACTTGCGGCTTTTAATCAGCACCTCAATCCGCTCCAGCACTTTATATTCCATTGCCATTGCGCCCACCGACAACTCTTCCGGTTGCGCCTGACCGATGTAATCAATACCGGCATAAATTGCCAAGTCAAGAGTCGGACAGGCGTGACGACCGGCACAGTAGCGGCAATGATGACCGGTTGCCGTGCAGGGTGTGGCTGACACGGCTTGATGTGCCGCCAGTGACAGGCGGTTAATGTAACCACGCAGGTCTGACCCGCTAACCCGCCACTCTCTCACCGGTCCGTCGCTGTGGAACGGACGCGGCTGGACGATGTGCAATACGACAGTCACCTGCTGATCCTGTGCGCCGGTTAGACTGGCTAACAGTCCGGCGGCGTAACAGATCAACTGCCAGTTTTCAAACGGCTCAACAATTCCATAGCCGTATTTATAATCCCAGACATGTAGCTCGCTGTGAGCAGTCCCCGGCGAGCCACACCAGTACCACAGGTCAGGTGTTCCCCAACAGTCGGCATGAACTGGCGAACATGCGACCGGCTGTTCGACGGTGAGCGCCTGACTGACACCTGCCGCCTGCTTGACCGCCTCGACATAGACATACGCGCCGTCTACCATCTCCATGTCGATCACAATGCCGTTCGGTGCTTTAACGCCGACCCACGCCTGCATGGTGCGCCCCTTGCCCGACAGCGTTTCACTGCCGATCCAATGGCTTGCCGTGCCTTCCTCGGCAGCGGCGGAGCAACCGATTTCAGGATACCGAGCGGCAAGCGGTACACTGCCAGGACACTTCACCCACCGCGAGGCGGCTGAGGGTGACAGGCGGGCGTGACCTACGGCTTGCATAACGCCTCCAGTTCGGCACGGATAGTCGGTATCAGGTCGTGCCGTGCATTGAGCATCGGTAACTGCGTGATGCCGTATTTCGTGCAGGTATCGACAATAGCCTGATACTGGAGCCGACCTGACTGCTGACCGGCGGTACAAAACTGCACGAACTCTGGAAACGGATCGGTTGCGGGCGGTGCCGGTGGTGCTGGCGCGACAGGTGGCACGAGTGTCAGTATCGGTGGGGTCGGTATGACAGCGGCGGCTACCGGACCGGCAGGAGGTGACGGCCAACCAGCGTCAGGGTCTACTGCCGGTGGGGCTAGTGGAGACGGCAGTGGAACAGCAGACGGATTAGTTGCCGGATCAGCAAAGCCTACACCTGCTGGTGGTACAGGGATAGTCGGTGCTGCTGGTGGCAGTGTGACCGCCTGCGCCTGCCCCATAGCCAATCGCAGCTCGGCTTTAACGGTGTGTACCAGTTCGTCGGACACACCACGTATCAACTTCCAGCTACCATCGGATTGTCTGAGCGTCTTAGTGCTGGCATGAATACGGCGATCCCACGGCAGACCGTCAGCATCCAGCTTGGCACCGGAACGCGGTAGGGCGGGAGGCGTGGGGATCGGTGGTGTTGGTGGCGTGTAAGGCACACCGTCATAACCAGGAACACCGTTACCTGCAAGCAGTGACTCAGTGGTGGGGAGCGGTGGTGTTGGTGTCATAATCTGTGTGGTCACTGGCTGTGGAATCGTACCACTGTTAAACTGTTCTACTGGCACCATTACTCCACCGTGAGGACCGACGGGCGGTGCGGCAAACGGGCTGACAGACGCCATTCCCAAATCCAACTGTTCTTCAAGTTCACCAAGTTTCTGTTCAAGATATTCTCTCGTTGGCTGTAGGCACTCACACTCTGCCGGTCCGTCAGTCAGACCGTACTCTTTCAACTGTTCTTCCAACAGTGCGTTGAAAAATGCTCGTGCTGCTCTTGTTGCTGCCGGATGGTCGGCAGGTATATCCAGTCGTATACTCATTATTACTCACCTCCTTTGCTTGCCGTCAGCACGGCAGACCGCACTTCGGTTGCCAAACACTTGATCTCCTGCAACAGACCCCTCAACCTGACGCCTGCCGACTTGTTGCCAGCGGTGAACTTACCCTCTTCCACGATGGCGGTTGCCAGCTTGTCGCTCATTTTTCTCAGTCCTTCTTTCATTCTGTGTACCTCCTGTTTGGTATACCGCCCGTAGGCGGGTTGTTACATACTTGCGGTTATACCGACCCCGACCACGACCCCGACCGCGACCACGACCGCGACCACGACCACGACCGCGACCACGACCGCGACCCCGACCGCGACCGCGACCCCGACCGCGACCACGACCGCGACCACGACCGCGACCCCGACCCCGACCCCGACCACGACCCCGACCACGACCGCGACCACGACCGCGACCCCGACCCCGACCCCGACCCCGACCGCGACCGCGACCCCGACCCCGACGAATCAAATCCTGCTCTTGCTATAGCCGCTATCATTTCTTACTTCTAGGAACTGATTTAATTTGCACAGCATCGACAATAGCACCCCGACCAATTATAACACGACCATCAGGAAACGGCTCTACCTCCCCGAACTCTGCCGCTGCAACAGCATCTGAAAATCGGCCACTATCGGCAATCCACGCGGCATCTTCCAGTACAAGTTCTTGAGGTGTGACAGCCACCAGCCGCCCAGTATCAGTCATTGTAACGGTGCGGATAAGGTAATTCTTGCCGATTTCCCACGCCGAGTTGTCAGATACCTGCTGTGGTTGCTGGTTAAACATCTGTGCTAATTGTTTTGCCTCACCGATTGTCAGTTCGTCTAATTTCATTCTGTATACCTCCTGGCCGGGTTGACCGGCGTGTTGCTAGCCTGCACGAAGCACTGCAATCTGATTGTTGATTTCTTTTACATCTAACCGGTACTGCGCCTGTGCTGTCAGTCGGTCTTCGGAAGAAAGTTGAGCGATGTTGCCCATACCCATGTGACTTCTACGTTCTTCCAGTCTGATAATTTCAATCTCTCTTTTTAATGGTGTCATAATTACCTCCCTCTCGATTTATTGCCTCTAGTGATTCGGTATGACCATAAAATCATATCAACCTATCGGGTGTCAACATAAAAATGCACCTCACAACATTTTATTTTTCGCTCCGTAAATTATTTCGTATACACTGCATTTTTCATTTGACACGGTTGTCAGTTAGTCCTATGGTGCGCTTCACCAAATGAGGAGGCCGACTGACCGATGCAATTAAGACCATATCAATCTTCCGACAAGCAGGCGATATATCAAGCATGGCAAGACGGACACCGGGACGTGCTATATGTGCTAGCTTGCGGCGGCGGCAAAACCCTCGTATTTTCAGATATTATCAATGAACATAATGGCGCTTGCTGTGCTATTGCTCACCGGCAGGAGCTTGTCAGTCAGATGTCTCTCACCCTCGCCAGAAACGAAATTCGTCACCGCATTATCGGCCCCAAAAACATAATTAATTCAATCATTCAATCACATTATCTGGAGTTCGGGCGGGATTTCTACGACCCGGCAGCAAAATGTGCCGTAGCAGGTGTGGACACATTGGTTCGGCGCGGCACCGAATTGGATAGATGGCTGAAGCAGGTAACTCTATGGGTTACTGACGAGGCACATCATCTCATAGGTGACGGTAAGGGTGCTGGTAATAAGTGGGGAAAGGCTGTCAGTATGTTTCCAAATGCTCGTGGTCTAGGTGTTACAGCAACACCTGAGCGAGCTGACGGCAAGGGACTCGGCAGGTGTGCTGACGGTGTGTTTGACATTATGATAGAGGGTCCGGGAATGCGTGAGTTGATTACTGCGGGCTACCTGACTGATTATCGCATATTCTGCCCACCGTCTGACCTTGATCTGGCAACGGTCGCTGTCGGTGCTGATGGTGATTTTGTTCGTGGACAGCTTGCTCTAAAAACCCGTGCGTCAACAATCATGGGTCATGTGGCCGAAAGTTATCTGAAAATTGCACCCGGCAAACTAGGTGTCACCTTTGCGCCTGACATTGAAACGGCTACAGAGTTTAACAGGATGTTCAACGCGGCGGGCGTGCCGTCTGAAATACTCACCGCTAAAACACCAACCAACGTGCGCCAGGAGATATTGAGACGCTTCAGGGCACGACAACTGCTACAACTTGTGACGGTTGACCTCATATCGGAAGGTTTTGATTTACCGGCAATCGAAGTCGTCAGTATGGCTCGTGCCACACAGTCTTATGGACTTTTCGTACAACAATTTGGTCGTGGTTGCAGACTGCTTGACGGTAAGACTACCGCGCTGATTATTGATCACACTTCTAATATTATCCGCCACGGCTTACCCGACCGCCCCCACGAGTGGTCGCTGGACAGGCGTGATTATTCCGTAAAGAAGGAAAAAGACCCCGATGTAATACCGATGCGAATATGCTGCAATCCACTGTGTATCGCTCCTTTTCCGAGAAATCTAATAAATTGCCCGTTCTGCGGTATGGAACCGGTCCCTACCGGCAGAACGTCGCCCGACATGGTTGATGGCGATATGTTTGAGATTGACCCGGCAGTGCTGATGGTTATGAGGGGAGAAGTTCAGAAGGTCGATAGACACCCTGACGAAGTAAAGCACGGCATGGAGCGTTCAGGAGCATCACAAATGGTCGCCAATTCAGTAGCCAAACGACACCGTGAACGCCAAGACGCACAGGCTGAGTTGCGGTCAGTAATGGCGTGGTACGGTGGTTGGCAGAAGGCTGTCGGTAATCACGTTCGCGTGGCGCAGCGCACTTTCTACCACCAGTTCGGTGTGGATATTATTTCTGCGCAGGCGTTGGGTAAGCTGGAATCTGAAGAATTGTGCTCACGAATTACGTCAGTATTGCAGAAGAGGGGGATTACGATATGAGCAGATCACCGTTTTGGGGATTTCCACCACCGGGAAGCGGAAAGCCTACAACTATAGAGGAAGACGCCGCGATGATAAGAAAAATATTTAACAGCAAAAGCTACAAGTCGCTCGAGGCAAATAAGAATTTTCAGGATTTTTGTGCGGAAACCTGTCCGAAGGCTGACAAATGATCCACGCATGGTGCCTCAGATGGCAAATCCCCCAAGCCGCCATAACCGACCTGCTGACCAGTCTGGGAGCCGCCATGACACCAGACAGCCAGACAGCCGCACCAGGCAGTGAGGCGGCAAGCAGTGAGGCTGCGGTGCAGAACGCGGTACGCATGGAGGCGGCGCGGCGTTCTGCCAGGGTTTTTCGGAATAATGTTGGAGCAGGAATAATTGATGGACGACAAATCAGATGGGGCTTGGCAAACGATTCCGCGAAAATCAACAAGATAGTTAAATCATCCGATCTCATAGGTCTGACAGCACAAGGAAGGTTTATCGCATTAGAGTGCAAACATAAAGGATGGCACTATACTGGTACTGACCGGGAACGAGCACAGTTGGCGTTTATTACCTTGATTAATGCAATGGGTGGTTACGCTGCTTTTATTACCTCACCTGACGAGTTAAATCTATGATTTGCCGAATCAAGTTTTGTAAAAGAGAAGCGGCAGAAGGTGTCACGCTGTGCCACCACCATAGAGAATTGAAAAAACAGTCTTACAAAAGAACTAAGACAGCGTGTCTCGCAAGAAGTAGAAAATACGCTATTGAAAATAAAGAGAAAGTGGCAACTTATCAAAGAGAACATTACTTAAAGAACGAAGAAAAACTCAAAAAATATATCAAAGAATACAAGAACGAAAACACTGAAAGAATACAGTTCTTAGGCAAGAGAAGATATAACGAAATTAGAGATGTGAAAATTGAGTACAGTAGAAAATATTACAAGGAACATCGTGAAGAACAGCTTTTAAGATATAAAGAGTACCGCACAAAAAATCGTGAAAAAATAATTGCCAGAAATAGACTTTGGAGATTAAACAATCCTGACGTTTGTGATCGTAGTAGAAACTTACGCCGTGTTCGCAAACATAACGCTTATGTAGCACACGTATATAGAAGCGAAATATTTACACGGGATAATTGGATTTGTCAATTATGCGGAAAACCGGTAGTTACTTTAGACGAACATTACAGTCATCCGTTTTACCCTACTCTTGACCACATACTTCCTTTATCTAAAGGTGGTACACATGAACCGGCCAATGTACAAACAGCGCACCGCAGATGTAATGGTTCTAAAGGCAATCGTGTTATCGGAAAGACAACAGACGAACAAAAGTTATTTGAAGCATTTAACCGTATAGGAGCCTAACACCATGACCACAGACACACCGACCACCCGCCCCTCGCGTTACGGCACCACACCCGCCGAACGCAAAGCCGCCATCCTGAACGCCGCCGTTGCACTGGCTACCGCTGACGGGTACGATAGTATCACATTGACCGCCGTAGCGCGGTCAGCCGGTGTGTCATACGCTCTGGTCTGTCATTACTATCAGTCGGCAGACAACCTGCTGAACGCCGTCATGGAGGAAGCGGTACGCACCTGCGTACTCAGTGTGGTCGCCGAGGGTCTGGCCTACCGCCACCCTGCCGCACTGGAAGCACCGATTACACTCAGACAGCAGGCGGCTCTCACGCTGGTCGGCGGTGAGGCGTGAGTGGCGGGCGCATAGTGTCGCAACACCGGCAATACGTCGTCTATGTCATCCGGCCCTCAGCCACCCGACCAGGCAAGACCGATAAAATAACTATCCACCCGCTCACCGGCAAGGCACATGACGCCCACGATCCTGCTATCTGGATGTCGTACACCGACGCGCAGGCTGTGGTCGCGTCAGGTATCGGTCATGGTGTCGGCCTGACGTTCACCGAGCAAGACAATCTATTCTTTGTAGACATCGACAACGCCCTCCAGCTTGACGGCACCTGGTCGCCGCTCGCCACGCAGCTCTGCCGGTATTTTGCCGGATGCTACATTGAAACCAGTTCGTCCGGTAATGGCCTTCACATCATCGGCAGTCTGTCCACACCGCCGTCAGAACACCGCACCCGCGATATTCACAATTCGGGGTTAGAATATTATACCAGTAAAAGGTTCTGTGCGCTCGTCAACGGCACCGGCAGTATGTCGCACATAGCCGACCAACAGATTAATTGGCTCACAGAAAACTATTTTCCAGTCGGCAGTTCCGTACAGCCTTCAGACTGGACTACCACACATGACCCCGCCTACCACGGCCCCCTCGACGATCCGACCCTCATAACACGCATGTTAACCAGTCGTGGCAATCCGTTCTCAGCAGCCATTCCGCTTGCCGATCTGTGGGCTGGTATCTGCGATCCTGACGGCCAATCCGAAGCCGACGCCGCGCTGGTCAGCCACCTCAGCTTCTGGACCGGCAGAGACTGTGACCGCATCGACCGGCTGTTCCGCCAGTCGGGCCTGATGCGTGACAAATGGGACCGGTCGGCGGGTGGCGGTCGCACTTACGGCCAGCTCACCATCAGTAAATTCGGCAAGTCCAGCACGGCGGTCTACGGTGAACACCTGGCTGACGAACCGGCTACCGGCCCGACCGTCTTACCGCCAACCGAAGCACCGGCGCTCCGTCCCGATGAACCGGCAGGCGAATACCGGGGCGGCGGGCAGATATTGACCATTACCGGCCAGCAACAGCATTTCCGTGGTTGCGTCTACGTGACATCTGACCACGGTGTATTCTGTCCGACCGGCGAGATTCTTGACCAAGGGCGCTTCAGGGTGATGTATGGCGGCTATGAGTTCATGGTCGAAGAGGGCAACAGTAAAGGCACCAAGAACGCCTGGGAAGCGTTTACCGAGTCGCGCACCTTCACCTTTCCCAAAGTAGCTAGCACCTGTTTCAGACCGGAATGCGCTCCTGGCGCGGTGATAACTGAACAGGGACGGCGCATGGTTAATACTTACATGCCGGTGATTACCGAAATTAAACCCGGCGACCCGTCACGGTTCCTGTCACACCTCGCTCAGATGCTACCTGACCCCGACGACTACGCGATCATGCTGGCTTACATGGCGGCGGTCGTGCAGTATCCGGGCGTCAAGTTTCAATGGGCACCGTTACTGATCGGCATGGAGGGCAACGGTAAGTCGATGTTAAGCACAGTGCTGTCGCATTGTATCGGTGATCGTTACGTCGATCTGCCGAACGCGCAGGACATCGACAATAAATTCAACTCGTGGTTACAGGGCAAATTGCTGATCGGCATCGAAGAGGTCTACACCAACGACCGCAGCAGCCTGATCGAAGCACTCAAACCGATGATCACGAATAAACGGATCGGCTTTCAGGGCAAGGGAGCCAACCAGATTACCGGCGATAACCGCGCTAATTTTATTCTGTTCAGCAACCATAAAGACGCGATTCGCAAGACCGGCACCGACCGCCGCTACGCTATATTCTATACAGGGCAGCAGGAAGTGGGCGACCTGGAGCGCGACGGCATGAGCGGTTCATATTTTCCCGAACTGTACGACTGGCTGTTTGCGGGCGGCAACGCCGTGGTGAACCATTATTTGCGGGGCTACGCCATACCGGACGCTTTAAACCCTGCCACCAGTTGTCAGCGAGCGCCACGCACCAGTTCCACCGACGAGGCGATGGTTGCCAGTCTGGGTGTAGTCGAGCAGACTATCGTGGAGATGATCGCGCAAGGATCGGCAGGATTCGCCGGAGGATTCGTCAGCAGCTCGGCGCTGTCACGGCTGTTCGACGGTCGCAAGAACATCAGCCCGAATAAATACAAGGAGATTATGAAATCGCTCGGCTACGTGCTGACTCAGGCGTTGCCGGATGGTCGTGTTCACAATAGTCTGCCGGAAGGCGGTAAACCTCGACTGTACGTGCGTAGTGACGGTCTGCTGGCACAGGTTACGTCAGCGTCGGATATAACGCGCCGGTATCTGGACGCTCAGACTGGTGCCAGTGTCGCCGGTCAGGCGTGGGGTCAGAGTGGTACGGGCTGACCGGCGGGTGCAAAATAACTATTGACAACATATCAAATTACTGTACACTACACATCAGAACAACTAACTAACTGCTAGGAGGCTACCAGATGACCATCGCTACACAGTATGACAGCACACCGCCACACCGAGGTGGCACACGTCCAGGAGCCGGTAGGCCGGTAGGTTCCAGTAAGCCCGACAGCCGCCGTCACCGGCTGATGCAACGCTACAGTGACGGAGAACTGGCTGCGGTCAGCGCGGCATACCAGACCAGCGGCTGTGACAGTATCGGTGACTTTATGCGCGAACTGGTGCTGATGGGGTGTAAGTTATGAATCCCCACGTGAGATTCTGCTGGAGTTGTGGCAAGCAGTTAAGGGGTAATCACTTTGCAGAGGTGACGGTAGATGGCCATCTGCGAATTTTGCATAAATCCTGCGCCGAGAAGCTGTCAGTGCCGGAGCCGACGTGTAATATCGCAAACAGGATTAACAATCTAAGGGCAGTAGAACGTATTTAGCTGAACAGCAGCGGGCTTCATCGCCTGCTGCTACGATTTGTTATATTTCGTAAGGGGGAACAATGGTCTACTTCAAAAAATTCCAAGTTATTTGTCTCAAATGCGGAAGCGACGATGTTGACATAAACAATGTCGGCAGTGGCTATCAACTGACATGTCTAGAGTGTGACAACTGGGAGGATGAAAACGAATGAGCTTAATATGTGAAGCAGTCAAGCCCTTTGGCGGTACTATGACGTGCCATATCCAGGCACAAGTGATCAACTTGCAACAAAAGAACGCACTGCTACAGGCTGCATTAAACGAAGGTGAGCCATTACTTTTGCAGGCCGCTGACAGGATCGTGTTTTTGGAAACGCAAGTGATACAGATTCAAACAGAAAACGAGCGATTGAAGGAAAACCAAAGTTGCGGCCAATGCGAAGATGATGAGCAAAATCGATGGTGTGAGCGTTTGGAATGGTTGCACACTGAGTACGGTGCGGATTCTTCCGGTTGTGATAGTGGCGACCCTCTGGATTGCGTGGAGGTAGAAATACGGCAGGCAATCAATGCAGCACGAAAACAGGCTGCAAAGGAATGCATTGAAATGATCAGCATTGCTATCTGGTCGAAATCCGGCACAGCAGCAACAGCGCGGGAAGCAATCAAGGCAGTATTCGAAATAGTGGAATCAGAAATATAACGGGGTACGAGTTGAGCCGCTTGACGGCATCCCTCTGGAACGTTATGGTTATGTGTCGGATTATTAAGGGGGAATCGTGCCAACTATTAAAATAAAAACTGACAAGCATACTCCGAATTACTGCGCCCTTGAGGCTGTATCGGAGTGGATGAAAATGAATTATCAGGCAAGAACTCATTACGCAGAGCGGGAAATAATTGTTGAAAGTGGCCGCAAACTCAAAGTCAAAGAGCTTGCACATGAAAAGGGCATGTCTATCTGTAGCTGTTCATTCAAGGTGACGCGGGTAGAAATATAACGGGGTACGAGTTGAGCCGCTTGACGGCTCGAAGGAGATGGTTATGCAATATCTGTTGACCGAGGCGGAATACAACGACATCAAAGCGAAGAAGCATCAATTTATCACTTCCGAAAAAGAGGAACTGCAAAAGATCTGTACTCTGGCGGCAAATCATATTCCGGTGGCACACGACTGGAGCGATGACAAGACGCCTCGCCCTTGGGGATGCATTCTCGACAAAGACACTAACCCTGGCTATTGCGATGATTGTCCGGTGGCAAGACTTTGCCCTTGTACGAGGAAAGAGTGGAGCAAGTAAGCATAACGTATTTAGCTGAACAGCGGCGGCCTGTTGCCGCCTGTGTCGAAAAAGCTGGTTAGATTGCGAAAGGATACGAGCCATGAAATGTAAACGGTGCCAAGAGTTCTACGAGCAGTTCAAGTATGTGAAAACTGTTGAGTGCCGCCCCGCTGGCGAGTATGGCAACAGATACGGAATGTTTTATGTTTCAGTCGGCGCTAACTACATCGGTAAAAAATTCAGAGTGATGATTATGGAGGCAAGAGATGAACTGTGATACCGGACATTTGGTAAGAAACTTGGAAATGGTTGATGTACTGGAGCGGTCAAAGTACCAGCGGCTCACAGACGAGTATATCCCGGCTGCTGGAAAAAAGCTCAACGGAGCGGACGAGGCTATGGTGTCGCTTACTTCTGGCGGGAAGCTCTCGCAATTCGCGGGGGAGACTCGCAAAGAGCGGCGCAAGAATAAAAGCCTGTTTACCCGTTCGCAAAAGCTTGAACGTCGCAGATCAATCTAACATCTGGTTAGATTACGGAAACTGTCATATATGCAAACAAACTAAGAAAAAGGAGAAACACCATGGAAAAAGACAGAACAGCAATATGTGAAATTATCAGTCAAATGCTTGATAACCCAGTAGACGGGATTTATCCGACAACCACAGCATTTGATTTACTGGAGCATTATGTGTCATGCGCCAGACATGAAGGGACGCCTGGACCGAAGGAAGAGTTGGTTGAAATGACCAAAAAATACAACGAATATTTCAATCTTTACGATGCTGTCAGGGTGAATATAGCCGGTCTGGAAAATATCAGCTGTGACGCTTTAGGCATAGAACCGTACCAGCACAATCTATATGAGTTGATTCGGCTTTTGATTCAGAAAATACCGGCTACAGATCAAATTAGCAGGGAACAGTTGGATGGCATGATGAACGATAAAGAGGCAGGCGAGTGGGTTGAGTAATCTAACGGCTTGAGGCTGACCAGTTCGCCGTGGTTTTCGGCGGTCTGGTCGAGCCGATGGTTATAAAGCGTAAGGAGAATTTATGAACAAATGTCAGCAAATCAATCAAGACAGCGGGAATGTGGAATATTACACACCACCTGAAATCATAGAGGCTGCGCGGCAAGTATTGGGATTTATCGACCTTGACCCTGCATCGAGTGTGATTGCAAACCAGACTGTAAAAGCTGCGGAGTTTTTCACCGCTGCTGACGATGGTCTGTCTAAGCCGTGGTACGGACGGGTATGGATGAATCACCCATTCAGCAGGGCAAACAATGCAGCGTTTATCAAAAAGCTGGTCAGAGAGTACGCCATGAGCCGGAACGTAGAAGCCGCTTGCTGCATTACCTATGCCGCCACTTCTGAGGAATGGTTCAGGCCATTGCTTGCTTTCCCGCAATGCTACATCCACGGCAGAACCAACTACTACAAGCCGGACGGGACAAAGACAAAGGACGTTAGCAAGGGCAGTGTCGTGACTTATCTCGGGCCAGACGTGGCAGGATTCAAAAAAGCATTTTCGCAAATTGGCACAGTAAAAATTTAGCTTTATAACATCAATTAGATAGCCGTCTTGACTATCTATTTTTCAGGGGTAATCTTTTAAGAGATTGAATAATAAAATTACAAGCAGCATAAACCAAAAAGGAGAGCACAGCATGAGCAACGAGATCCAACAGTATCAACCAAGACAGCGCAACGCCATGATGATCAAGAATCTCTGCCCCGGCCTTGTCGAGCTGGGCAAGATCAAGATCGGCAACAAGGGTGCAATCAGGAAATCGCAGAGCGGCAACTTACGAACCTGTTGCAGAGTGACATAACCTAATGATTGTCCCACCACATTTTACTAAATGTTGACCAAAGGACACCCCCCCGTGACCACCACCGCTCCCATATCATACAATCAATTCCGTACCGGCTACTCGTGGCAGGAAGTCAGAGAGATGGTATGGGGTCAGTCCGACGATCCTTCCACATGGCCGCTTGCTCACCATACCAACCGTCGTCACACTGTTCTGGGTAAATGGCGGCAGATTAACGCGGGAGATGTACGACCAGTACGTGCAGAGCTTTAGAAAACCGGTCGAGTTGCCGTTCTGATTGTCCCACCGTATTTTATAAAAACCTGACCAAGCCGCCGCACGCAAATGTCCACACTGATTTTATAAAAACCTGACCAAGCCGCCACACACGATTGTCCCACCGCATTTTATAAAAAGCTGACCAACCGATATTCTGCAAATCTGCCAGCCGCCCTGTGTGTACGCCAGGGCGGCTACACCTGCTCGACCGCCTGCTACCAGCTACCAGCTAGACATTCAATAATCCGTATATATGGTTTTATAGCCGTCACCACCTGGACGATCCGCCCGTCACCACCTGGACGATCCGGCCCCCGTCAGCGCCTGGACGATCCGGCCCCCGTCACCACCCGGACGATCCACCCGTCACCACCTGGACGATCCACCCGTCACCACCTGGACGATCCGCCCGTCACCACCCGGACGATCCACCGGCGTCAGAATAAAATATAGTCAGGTGCAAAATAATCATTGACAAGTAATCAAAATATAGTTTACTGTGACATATCGGCTAAATAAAAGGAGGCCAGACAATGAGAAACGGAACTTATTATCTAAATAATTCAGGCAGTAAATGCGTACACCTGGTAAACGGCAAACAGGAGAAAGTTTTGCTTTATCACGGCGCGGAGGGTTACTGCAAAATGAGGACGCCGTTATATCAATACTCATTCGGTAATTTTGGCGGGTACGCTTTTAAGTACGAGGGGCGGATCATAAAGGTACTACCCGAAGAGGAAGGCGGCATAATTGTCTGCTTCGTTGACTATAAAGAAAAATACCGCTAGTGTGATTATTATGTTGACAATAAATCAAAACCCTGTAGACTCCAAACTGTAGCAAGCAATTAATCCGATATACCAGGAGGCCAGACCATGAAATATCAGATTGACACCTACAAAACATATGGAACATTACAGGCACCTTTTAGTGGCTACGGTGTATTTATTGGTAACGATATTAAACCAATCTTTAAAGGATCATTAGACGAGTGCGACAGACATAAAACTTTTCTATTAATGATAGACGCAGCCAGACCACAGGAGGTCAGACAATGAGAGTAAACGACACACCCACACCAACCGGCAGAACGATTGCCACCACCAGACAGGCACATGCCACGAGGGGGACGCTATGAGCACCACACGAATACACCGGACATATGACATAGAGATTGACGGCCATACCTTTCTAATGCCATTCAACGACGAATCCGGCACGCTAGATAATACCGCCGCGCTTTACCTCAGCAAAGACGGCAAGCGGGCACTTATCACGGCACTTTGCCAGGATGACGACTGCACCGACCCGCTAGACGACAACGAGGGCGAGTTTATACAGTTTGACCACTCATACGTACACTACGGACAGCGACCCGACCCGGAAGAGTTTAAACGGATCATCCGTGCTGCGCTTGGTCGAGTTTTTACAATATCATATTGTGGATCAAACCACGGCCCCGGTACGGCATCATGCAGTGTGTCAGCCGGTCCATTTACCGTAAGTGACACGAAGAGCAGCCGGAAACCCGGCAAGCCGTCAGACGCAGTATCAGACTATGCTATTGACTCCGCAGACGGCTATTATATCGTACCTGATGACGTACCACCAGAACGCCGCCGCAATTATGCCGCCGCTGTATTATCCGATTATGAGAAATGGTGCAACGGTGAATGTTACGGCCTAATCCGCTGGACGTACACCTTTGACGGCGACGCTTGGACGCTTGACGACGACGGACGCGACGAGGTTTGGTGTTTTATCGGCTATGAGTACGCAACCGAGCAGCTAGCAGACGAGTTGCAATATTATCTTGACCGTTTGGAGGTGCAACCGTGTCAACCATAGAATGGTTTTTCACCCTTATATTTGCCCTTGTAGCCGTCGCAACATTTTATATCGTCGCTGTAATAATTCTTTCACTCTAACAGACAGGAGGCACACCGCCATGTCAGTCAGCAATCAGCAAGTAGCCCATTCTTGGGCACACGGAACACCCGCCAAAGGCAGCAATCTCAAAACCGACGGCGTAACACTAACCAGTTACAGTACCACTATTGCCGCACGCCTGGACGACGTTATTTATATCAGTTCAGATAATATGTCACCGAGTACCGGCAGGCACCTCAGCTACGCACGGCAGGCGGTAAACCATGAGCGCGAGCGGATATTCCGCACACCCGCTTTCTCCTGGTCCGGCAGCAACCCGGCAGCAACACACGAGGCGCTAACCATACCGGCAGCACGAGAAGCCATACAGACCCTTGACGCCGCTATGTCAGCCACCAGGACCCGCAAGCAGACCAAACTTGACGCCATAGCCGCCTATCTCCAGGAGCGTGAACGCATCCAAACCCACGCCGCCCGCTTTAACGTCAAACTGCCAGACATGCCAGAATACGCGCTCGACCTTGCCACCGTCACGGAGTACGCCGACCGTAAAGCAGCGGAGCGGGCACGCCTGGAAGCCACCCGCCAGGCCGCCGCACTCAAACAGCAGAAAGCCGACGCCAAACAGTTTAAAATCTGGTTGACGACCGGCGCAGGCAGGTGTCCTGCTAGTTACCAGCGACGCGAATGGGATCAACTGTCAGCAGGTCAGCCCGCAACCGACTATATAACTATCCACGACGGCCTCATATTAACCAGCCAAGGTGCAGAGTGCCCGCTTGATCACGCCGTTAAAGCACTGCGATTCTGGCAGTCACGGCGCGGCGAACCTTACCACACCAACGGCCATGTGATCCACCTGGGAGCCTTCATACTGGATAGCATAGCCGAGGACGGCACTGTTAAAGCTGGATGTCACACGTTTACCGCCGCAGAAATAAACCGCTTTATAGCGCAATGGCACGACACCCTAGCACTCTAACCACCCACGGGCGACAGGAGGCCCGCAAATGATGAAAACCACCGTCAGCGAATATGATTTTGAACGCGCCTTTATAGACGCCAACCGAGCAGACAACTTTACCTATGCAGGCCGCAAAGCTCTATTTGCCTATCTGGAAGAGTATGAAGAGGACACCGGCGAAGAAATAGAGCTTGATGTTATCGCGCTGTGCTGTGAGTACAGCGAATATGCCAGCGTCCAAGAGTTTATAACCGCTTACAATGATGATTTTATCGTTTGGGACGTAGAACCGGAAGAAGCCGACGAAGAGGAGGGTACACCCGCCACACCAGGCGAAATAGATTACGAGGCGACGCTTGACAAGATACGCGCCGACACGCAAGTCATAGACATCGACGGCGAATCGTTTATTATTCAAGACTTCTAACAGCCAGGGGAGGCCCGCAAATGAGACAACCAGCAGACCGACGCTATACTATAACCCGTGAGTACACCGGCTACAGTGAACCGCGCTATGTACTCCGCTTTACCGGCACTTGGATCATGCAGAGCTATAACCGGGCGGATTGCATTACAGCCATACCGCACACCGGCCAGGAGGCGACACCATGCCAGAACTAACAGCTATTATTATACTCTTATTGATTTTATGGCGTACAGGCTAGCACCGCCAGTTACAGGCTAGCACCACACCCCACACCGGGCGACAGGAGGCCCGCAACTGATGTTAATATGCGGAAGAACTTGGGAAGATATACAGAGGATGCAGCAGGGAGGAAGTTCGCACGCGCCAGTAATATTTAAAGAACTTCCGACAGCTACACAATGCGATATCGAAATGTTAAGAGACAAAGGAATTGACTACATAAAAGGAAACGGATTGTTTGGAGTTATTGACCGCCTGCAAAACTCAGGCATACTGACAGCAGCGGGCTTCATCGCCTGCTGCTACGTTTTGTTATGATCAGTTTGCCACCGTTAGAAAAATATACGCAATGCACATTATTTATGTTGACAAGGTACGCAATGCGTGTATAGTAGTAATTAAGAGGTGAGAGAAATGACAAAGATTGAGCAAGCAATATCGGCAACACGTGGCGAAATGAGGCACATAGGTCTTGACCCTGGAGCCTGCAACGCTGAGACAGCACACAGGGTACTTGATGACCTTTGCCGTAACGGCCACGGACTGCGCTCTTGGTATTTGTCAGCATCTCAGGCTCAAATTACAGGATTTGTAAAGGGGTGGAACAAATGGCTAAAACACCGATGAAATCAGAAAAATGCAGTCACAGTAATACTTGCTACTACGATGGGGATAATCCCTTTGGGTTCACTCCTGAAATGACAGCCGCAACGGTTGTGTGTCCTGTTTGCAATCGTGTGTTGCAAAAGCAAAAACACCCAAATAGCAGACGGTTTTTTATTGTCCCCAGGCACAATGCTGGTGCCAAATGACCGGCGCAGCACTCCGAGAAAAGCGCAAATTAGCAGGGCTATCAATGGCAAAAGCGGCAGAACTTTCCGGCACCCCTTACCGAACGTGGCAGGACTGGGAGGGCGGAGAACGCAGGGTGCCGGGTTTGGCTTTTGCGTGGTTGGAGTTGTATCAGAAGCAACATCAAGGATCATAACTCAGGCATACTGACAGCCAGCCACACGCCCCGCACTACCTAGCCCACCACTCCACGCCGGGCGACCTTATAGCCGCCCGGCACCTTGCCTGTTATCCATGTACCTTGTAATATAAAACCACATCCGCCTGCATTTCAGCGTACAGCTTGCGGAACTCCCGATAATACCACATGCCTTTATCCGTAAATTCAAATTCAACAGTATTATATTTAAGCCCCTTGATTTCTATCATCCACCCACGATTGATAAAATAATTATAATAGCCCTTTCGACCTGTTATACTTCCACCATGTTCCAGCATGTCACGGATCAATTCTAATTTCATTGCTTGCCGGAAATTTAAAGGAACGTCGTAAACTGTAATATAAGCACTCATGACCGCACCACGCCGCAAATGGGACACTTCAGACCGTCAGCACGACCAGCACCACCGCAGGCGAAACATGTATCAGGATACGGTGACGGATCACACGCCGGACAACCAGCACCACCACACATGAAACACGGGACAGACGACACGGCGACCGGTACGGCAGACGGGCAACGGTCGCAACCTTTACCTAAACACCACTTACACCATGATAAATTCGTATCATCACACGCCGGGCAACCTTCGCCGAAACAGAAGCCACACGGCTCAGCAGGCGGCGCAACGCCTGCCAGTACCACCGGCACAATGACCGGCAGCACGGCACCCGGTAACAGACGCCCGCAACAATCATGCAAGCCATCCCACGCCCGCGACTTGCATCCAGGACAGGCGACAGGTCGCCGGGTAGGCTCATGAGGTCGCCACGAATAACCACATTTAGCACATAGCACGGCGACACGCTGCAAAACTTCCGCATGACTCCATAAGCGAGATTGACACGCCGGGCACATTATAGGAGGCATACCGGTATGAGACAACCACGAGTGACCACATCGCTTGCAAAATCTTTTCTTACTTAATCCACCGTCATCCCATTTCCTCATATTCTCCACCATCCTAGCCGGGGCGACCGGCACACTACTAGCCTAAATATTAGCTACTAGCCGCAACCGTGTCAACGTTTTTGTTATTACATATTATGCGAACGGTGCAGATACATGCAACAAATCTCATGTTATTATATATTGTTATCGTGTCCATTTATTATCTGATGGAATAGCAGCAGCCCCATTTATACCCCCAAGAACCAAGGTATGCTAATACAATTTGAGGTACTTTTTACTGTTATATATCAGCTACTTATACCATTACCCCTTACTATCTTTTTTTATATATTAGTGGAGGGTACACAATAACAACTATAGTAATATAATAACACATATTATGATTATAGTAGATGTCACTGTACTAGAGCTAGTGAAAAACCGACCTGACAAGAATAGTCTTATTGCAAACTACTGTTTTATAACAATAATCTTACCTTAAACCTTAAAAGCTCGGTGTATATGAGGGGTATTTAATAATGTACTACAACCAGACCACGCGACGCTTGACACCAGCACCCGCCAGCGTTATACAGTGTGAGTACATGCTAAGGAGGCGTGACGACTATGGACCCTTTCGACCCTGATGGACTATTTATTGTGCCGATAGAGCGCAAAAGGCCCGAAATCTATGGAAAAACGCAGAAGGCCATAGAACTTGTGGTAAATCACGGCCTGACACCCTCGGACGCGCTTTGTTTGGCAACTGGCAAGCAACAGATAGACAGCGGAACGCTTAGTCGCTTCAGGGCGAAAGTACAGAAGCACAGCCTCGCCAGGCCCGCAATGGTCAAATTGGCGCACTCCGTCGTCCAGGATGTGTTGCGCGGAAAGGCCGACAGCGTGACGACTCAAAAGCTAGGGAAAAACGGCCAAGTAGTTGATATCATTGAACAAATTGCGCCGACCCACACGAACAAGCTCGCCGCCGCCGCAATGGTCTTTGACCGAGCCGAGCCGGTAGTAAGGCAGAACGTCAATCTCAATGGCGATCTGAAGGACTTTATGCCGGTGAACCTGGACGACTTCAGGTAGACGGCAGGCTGTGAGGCTGTGAGGCTGTGAGGCTGTGAGGCTGTGAGGCTGTGAGGCTGTGAGGCTGTGAGGCTGTGAGGCTGTGAGGCTGTGAGGCTGTGAGGCAGGCAGGCAGGCAGGCAGGCAGGCAGGCAGGCAGGCAGGCAGGCAGGCAGGCAGGCAGGCAGGCAGGCAGGCAGGCAGGCAGGCAGGCAGGCAGGCTGTATGATCCAGCAGCGCCGAACTGACAGACGTATTATCAGTAGAGCATGGTTATATAGACACGCCGCATGTTGTGTTACCACTCGACTCGACACGTAACTATATAATATTGTTAGACTTTATTACCTGATAACTATCTAATGAGTAAGTATTAATGATAATTTTCAAATGGTTTGGCCGACCGGCGTACCTACCTTTTCGCTTTGGCCGCCGCAGCCGCCGCATCCCCGCCGTCTGGGCGCAGCACATTTTTTACAAGTTGATCTATAATCTCATTGACAAGGGGGTTAATAGATAATATAGTTCCCTACAGACAGACAAATTACTGTAGGAGGCTACCATGAGCGCAAAACTAATTGGCTACGCACGAGTAAGTACCGCAGACCAGCACCTCACACCACAACTACAACAGCTTAACTTTGCAGGGTGTGACTGCGTGTATCAGGAGAAGGCTTCTGGTGCAGACGATGACCGTAAGGAGCTGGCACGAGCAATCAGCTACGCGCAAGCGGGCGACACGCTGGTCGTATGCAAGCTGGATCGTGTTGCCCGTAGCACCAAGAAGCTGCTAAACATGGTGGAAGACCTCACTGCTAAAGGTGTCGCGTTCCGGGTGCTTAATATCAACCTGGACACCAGCACTCCCACCGGCAAGATGATGATGACCATTCTGGCGGCAATTGCCACCTTTGAGCGGGAAATTATGTTGGAACGCCAGAGTGAGGGGATTGACCGCGCCCGTACAGCAGGTCTGTACAAAGGTCGAACGCCCGTAATCAGAGAGCAGGCCACACCACAGGTGCTGGAGATGCGTCGGCAGGGTATTCCTCACCGAGATATAGCCCGCGAGTTACAGATAGGTATAGCTACCGTCTATCGCATCTGTAAACTGGCAGCGGGAGGTGCAGTGTGATAACACCATTCTGTTGCCTGTGTGGCGGTCTGCACCCAATGGAACTTCATCACGTCATTCCAAAAGTTCATGGTGGTACCGACGAGAGTAACAATATCATTTCAATCTGTATTCCTTGTCATATGAGGGTTCATGAATTCGGCATCAAACGAATAAATATGAGAACGCTGTCACTTGAAGGAATAGCTAAAGCCAAGGCAGCAGGTGTGTACGACAACAGACCTAAACCAGCACTATCTCAAGCCGACCGCGTAATGGCACTCAGAGCAGAAGGTCGCACCAATCAAGCCGTAGCAGATGTCTGCGGAATAGGTGTAGCATCAGTTTATCGTATTATGGCGGCAGCACGTTCTGTAAAGCTGCCGTCAGGCCGACCACCTGCGCAAAAAGCAGACGAACACGTAAAAACATATCAGTGTCACCTTATTCATCAACGACATCTGACAGCACACCGCGTAGCCACACCGCAAATAAACCCTTGACATGTTCACCGGCGACAAGGTATACCTGCACTGGAGCACGGAGGCGTATGTGACAGCAGTAAGACACCCTAAACACAGCGACCAGGCGTACAGCGTCACCCTGGCCGCTAAATTCAGTCTGGAGCAGGCAGCGGCCGTCCGAGAGGCTGCCGCCGGTCAGCCGGTCAGCGAGTGGTTGCGGCGAGCCGCCGTGGCAGCGTACAGTGAGCAGGCCGCCAGCCGTGATTGAGTTCACCCAACATCCGCGCATCGCCATGCGTAAGAGCCAGTTCGACCCGGCGCTCCACGACACTTGGTATGCTGCCGATTACAGCGCGGTGTTCGCCCGTATCGGTCAGCAACCCGCCGCCACCAAACAGGCTTATGCTAAGAGTGTACTCAGGGACTTGATTCTCAACGACCTGTTTTTCATCGTATTTTTTCTATTTGAGATACCAATACTCAACCACCCGTTTATCGTCAAGATGTGCCGAATGGTCGAAACAGGCCCGCAGACCGGCACGCTGGACGTATGGGCACGTGGTCATGGAAAAGCCGTTGATGTAAATGAGCCTGTGCTAACCACCGAAGGATGGTCCACTCATGGAGAATTGCAGCCAGGTGTCAGTGTGTTTTCACCTGACGGCGATCCGGTTAAAGTTATTGCCAAAACAGAGGTTTTTACTGACACGGATTGTTACCGTGTTCGATTCAGCAACAATTACTCAGTGGTGGTCAGTGGTGACCATCTATGGACAGTCGATTTACCAAGCAGAACGCGGATCAATGGAACGAACACTCGTAAGAAATGGCACGCACCGACGACTATAAATACTCGTGAGTTAATGGCACAGGTTGATCATTCACAGGGGATTTATTCAAGACCATTTCCAACAGTTCAAATAACAAAACCACTGCAATTTGAAAAGAAGGAGTTATTGATTGACCCTTACGTGTTAGGTGTCTGGTTGGGCGACGGTGCATCGGATGGTGTCAGGATTACAAGTAGTGTTGATGATTCTTATGTAATGGAAAAAATGTTACGTGACACTGGTATAATTGTTAGACGAACAGGTCACAGTAACTCGGTATCGTTGTCATTGGGTAGTGGTATTCAGAATAAAAAAGGTAGTTCGGATTTTCGTGATTCTTTACGTAAATACAAATTATTTAAAAATAAACATATTCCTCAGTGCTATTTAACTAGTAGTTTTAATGACAGACTTTCGTTATTAGAAGGTCTTATGGATACTGATGGATCAGTACATAAAGAACACTCACAAGCAGTCTTTTGTAATACCAACTTACAACTGATAAGCGATGTGTTTGAACTATGCCAAGGATTAGGGCTTAACCCGACAGTAAGGATATGGACCGGTAACTATAAAGGTGAACGTAGACCCTTCATGCAAGTACAATACAGGGCATTTTCTGAATTACCCACGTTCAGAATGCCACGTAAACGGATAATACCAAAAGCAGGTTTCGGCTTACGTCGCGTAAATAAGATTATTTCAGTCGAGCCAGTAGACAGTATACCTGTCAGTTGTATTCAAGTCGATAGTACAGACGGTATGTATTTGATTGGCAGGTCGTTTATACCAACACACAATTCGACAATTATCACAATGGCCGAAACCTTACAGTTCCACTTAAAATACCCTGAAAAATGTACTGCAATACTGTCTTACGCCCGACCAGCAGCAAAGAAAATTTTAATTGGTCTGAAGATTCTTTGTGAAAAATCATCTATGTTGATAAACTGCTTTCCTGATGTCATGTGGCAGAACCCAACTCAGGAAGCTACAAAATGGGGAGAAGACGGCGGTTTAGTCTTTCGTCGCAAGTCCATGTCGCGTGGTGAATCCACCATTGAAGCATGGGGTCTGACCGAGGGGATGCCGACAGGCCGACACTTTGAGCGTTTAGTATTCGACGACATCGAGACAGAAGATATCGCTAACAGCCCGGCCGTGCTCAATGATGTCTTCAGTAAATTCGATATGGCTGGCAACCTGTCTACCCTCCAAGACACTGACATCATTCGCGTGATCGGTACTTATTACAATCACGCTGGGCCGGTCAAGCGGATCGGCGACCTGAAACTGGAAGACGGCACCCCGATCTATAAGCTGCGCGTCATTCCTGCCAGCGACAACGGCCAGCGCGACGGCAACCCGGTTTATGAAGGACCGAAAACATGGGAGAAGAGCAAGGCCAGCCGCCATTTCAACAGCCAGAAGCTCTGTAACCCCACACCGGAAGGCGACATGTTGTTAGATTACGCTATGATGCAACCCATCGAACCGGAGTTCCTGCCGCCTGGCCGCTTTAAATTCCTACTGATCGATCAAGCGGGCGGCACCGACACCAACATCGGCAAGGGTCAGGGTGATTTGTGGTCAATCGGCGTAGTCAGTATTGTGCCCGCCGCGACGGCTCGTGGCGATCTGACCGAGGACGACCTGGGTATCAGCGACGTGTATCTGGAAGACCTGATTGCCGACCAGATGACCCACAGCGAGGCGATTGACGCCATCGTGAGGATGTATCTACGGAACGGCATGATCATGCAACTCGGCGTCGAGAAGGTCGGCCTGGCTACCACCGAGATTCACATCGCCGACGCGCTCCGTGCCAAGGGCCGGAAGCTGTCAGTCGATCACGGTAATCTGGTGCTGCTTAGACCAGGCGGCAGGTCACTGGAAGAACGGGTGAAAGCGGCACTGCAATGGCCGCTGAACAACAGTAAGCTGTGGTACAGCACCGGTATCAGCCCGGTCTACCGCGATAAGATGCTGGACGAAATGCGGAATTTTCCGGTGTACCACTGCGATATTTTGAATATGCTAAGTTACTCCTATGATATGTTTGTGGACTTCAAATTTGAACAGCACCGTCCCAGAGTGGTTAAAACAGTTAGCCAGATAATGGCTGCTGGTAGTATCAGAAATGAGTGGGGGAGGTGACACAGTGTTACACGCAGTCGCATTGGGTATTGGATTTTCAGTCGGTGTGCTGATAGTGCTTTTTATCTTAGCTATGATCGCCTGTTCGGATGATTTATGACCTACGAAGAGTTAGTCGCTAAATTCGGCAAGCCTGCCGCCGACCGCTCATTTGCAGCGGCGCACGCCACCAAGACGGCTATCTGTCAGTTGTGGTACAACAGGATGGAAATAACTGACGCTGAGTACACGGAGGTAACATGTTAATAGAACTACCAAACGGCAAATGGATCAACCCCAAATCGGTACAGAGCATCGTCGCCGGACCCGACAGCGTGTGCGTCACACTGTCTACCTGGAACTGCAACGGCAACTATCAAGAGGTACTGGATGCCGCTGAGGCCGAGGAAGGAACAGCAGAACAACTGATGCTGATTATCGTAGCAGATGTGAACGCTGGCTGTGCTGGCGGCTGTTCATGCTGACGCTAGCCGACATAACCACTGAAGTCAAACGGTTGCTCGGCAAACAGGTGATCGGCATATCGACGGTCGGCGACCTGATCTACATTAACGACGGCACCGGCAAGGTCGTGACTGTCAGAGCGACTACCGACGAAATGTCGTTGCCTATCAGCGAGTTTTCCCGCCGGATACTCGCCCCGGCACTGGAGGCCACACCACATGTTGACTGATTACTCACTGCTTAACTGGAAACCGGTACGCGACTTCTGCTTCATCAGGGAGCTACCCGTCACGCTACCCGGCCTGATTCTGTCCGGTATCGACCTGAACCGTTCCGCTGACCACTCGCCGGTCCTGTACGGTATGGTCGAGGCGGTCGGCCCCCGCGTCACACTGGTAGCCATCGGTGATCGGGTCGCCTACGAGATCGGTGCCGGTGAGTTTCGACTGCCGGGTGATGATATGGTGCGGATCATGTACGAGAAGGACGTGGCATGGGTGGACGAGTGCCACGGATGCAGTGCACTGGACGGCGATAAGTGCCAGCGGTACGTCAGTAAGTCTATGGGGTGTGGTGGCTACACGCTCACCGGCATCCACCCACCCTGCCCCGGTATTGATCTGGGCGACGGTCAGTTCAGCGGGTGTACAGCAACCGGTGGCGACTGTCCGACTTGTGGACGGTAATACCGGCATTTCGACGCTCCCACGGAGGAAAGTTTACCTGATATGACAAAATACCGACTGAAACAGATACAGGATGACATTAAGTTTGACGCACCATCAATGGCGGCTTGCGTTGGTATAACCATCAGATGTTATTACAACTATTTGTATGGTATCAATAAAATCCCACCAGACGTGGAGCGCAAAGTGATGGAAGTGCTGCAAATCAATCAGACGTTCGTGCGGGACGCGCCAGAGCGGATCGACGCCAGGATAGCTGACGAGTTTCCATGTGGTGTACCAAATATAGCAGTACGGAGGTGTGACCAGTAAACGACCTCACAGCTAAACACAGAGGTTTTCCACTACATCAGGGGTAAACTGATGTGCGAACATAGGCATGTTTACAGATACCTTGCTGGCGATATTGCCAGCGGCCACAAAGTCGGCGTTACTACTATACCCACAGACTTTGCAACAGAACACTGCTTGAGTCGGGCGGTTCTTCTTAGAGATGAAATCGCAGACTGGACAAGTACGACTGGTGTTCCGAGGATCAACTGTTTGAATCGGAATACCGGCACGCTTTGCCTTATATTCCAGAAAGGACCGCAATTGAAAAAATCCCCAGTTAGACAATCGTTGCCGATGAGCTTTTGTGGCCTTATCTCCCGCTTTCCGTATGCCTGTCAGATCTTCAATGGCGATGGAAAACGAGTAGCGTTCAGCTTTGGCGACGATCTGTTTGGATATTATATGATTGGTGATACTTTGAAATCGGGTTTGTTTTCCAGAAATTTTTTGCAAACGACGTTTAGCGGCCTTGGTTCCTACTTTTTGCAATATCTGACGACGCTTGTTGTGTTTTTGACGAAGTTCCTCTACTTTCGCTCCAGAGAAAGATTCTCCCGTACTGTCAACTGCAATATTGATAATACCAAAATCAATACCGAGAACGCCTTGCGGTTCAATTGGTTCATGTTCATCAATATCCACTACAACACCAATATACCACTTGCCACGAATAAACATCAGATCGACTTCGCCTTTACGGAACGGCAAGAGTTTTCGCTGGTGTTCTCCACAGACAAAAGGAATATTCTGACGACCATCCAGAGTCCAAAGGTTCACAGAATCACCCTTGGAAAAACGAAAAATTCGATCATCGTAAGGTTGTGCAGACCACTTGTGGAATTTACACTGTGTTTTCAGAGGTTTTGGCAACTTGTAGGCATCGGCAACCTTAGAAATACACCGAACAGTAGCTTGTGCAGTCAGTTCAAACTTCGACCTAGTGTCTTTATATGCAAGTTTGTGAAGAGCGAAGTGCTTGATAGTTTCATGTTCAAAACCAAGAACAGAAAGCCAGTTGCAGGCATCATTACATCGTTCCAAAGTAGCCTGCAATGCACGCTGCTGGTTGGCGTCCGGTTTTAATTTAATGTTTACGATTAGCTTCATGTTTCAAGTATAGAAGAAGTACACCGTGTGTGTCAAGACATAAATTTAAAAGGCGAGGGGAGATACGTAATGAGCCGTAAGATACCAGCAGTAACATACACCAGCGACGAGATGCTTGAAATTATGACGCAGTTCGCCGAGCACATCAATCAGACCTACCACCTGCACAGCAAACTGCTTCAGATGCCGGTGGTAATGAGTCCTGAAGGCTTGATAGCGGTATGGCAGAACAGCATGGAAATTACAGTGCAACACACCCCCACGTAAGGAGAACATCGATGAAATCATTGGAAGAAGTAGAACAAGAACTGGTAACAGTCGAAGCAGATGTGAACGAACTGAAAGCCGCGGCACCTGTCGAGGCGGCACCTGTCGAGGCGGCACCTGTCGAGGCGGCACCTGTCGAGGCGGCACCTGTCGAGGCGGCACCTGTCGAGGCGGCACCTGTCGAGGCGGCACCTGTCGAGGCGGCACCTGTCGAGGCGGCAC